CCACAAACCCTGACGGAGTCAATGAAGAATCTGATCACGGAACTTGCGCAATGAAGTTCATTCGCCCAACAACCGCCACCCACTAGTTCGAATCCTACCCCCTCCACCATCGTGGATCGGGGCCAGAGAGGCACATGCAAAACCCCAGTGTTTTGACGACTCGCGCGACTCGAAAAACGACTCGATTTAGGCAGCGCGACGCGAAATGCAACGCCGCAGGCGCCATGCACCGAGTTGCATGGGCGCTACAGACGGCCAAAGGAACTGGCCAGAAATGCGAAAAACCCTGGAAAAACCAGGGTTTTACAGCGGAGAGGACAGGATTCGAACAAGTACCAGAGTTCAAAGGAATCCAGCTCATTTCATTACCGCGCGACGCGAAAAACGACGCGCGCCGATCTCAGGGTTTGGAGACGACTCGAAGCACCGACCATCGCTTCGTAGCATTGACTCCGCGGCGCACTTTTTTACAGGGTCACGAATTGGGCGACGCTCCGAAATTGCGGGGTCACCGGATTCCGTTTCCAGGGTCATTTTCAGAGTCACATCAAAATCCCTAGCAAAAATACAGGGTCACGAATTCGGTTTACAGGGTCAATGGACTGTGCTGAGAGGAAAGTTCGTTTAGGTTCAAATCGTGATCTGCAATTTGGTCTTGCGCATCTGATCAAGAACCGTGAAAGCTGCTTGTTCTAGCACTGGCAGTTCCTGGCTCGCACCCTCAATCATAGTGATCGTGATTGGTTCGTTTCCGTGGGAAATGTCATTGCGCAACTTCACGACTTTTCTTACCCTCTCATCGTCGTTTAACAGATCGGGCGCATCTCCGTTCGCGAACAGATCCCTGGTTAGCTGGGCAACAGCTTTTCGAACACCGCCATCGCCCTTCTCCCACGTGGATTTGTCCGCATAGGAATCCGCTAATCGCTCAATGACGCGCCAGTAACAACAGAAATCGTCAAGAACATCATTGCCAATGAGTCCTTTTCGATACCAACTGGCAGCGGCAAGATAGCGAGGGTGCTGCTCTCTCAGAGCCACTAATGAGCCGGTTACCCAAGACCATTCATCGTGAGAAAGGATGCGTTTGACTTGCATTGGCTGTCGAAAGTTTCGACCGCGTTCCTCGCGAGCCTGGCTTTCCTCGATGAAGAACTGGAGTGGACATTGCGTGCAGGCGGTCAACAAATCGCAAAGCTGAGACAAATACACGATTCCAACCCGCCTTGCAGAATCTGGTGCATGAGCAAGGACATCGAACGTAACTTCTATGCAATCGGATTGGCGGTCAGGAACCAGAGAAATTTCAGTGAAAAACTCCCTTGAAGGGTGACGAGCCTTTATGACTCGCTCTGCATGGCGAGGAAATTCGTCAGACAGCTTGATAGGGCCATAGATTTGTACTCGCATTTGAAACTTTTTTGCTCTAGGCAGGGATGGAAAGAGTTCGTTTGACGGCACACTCAGGCTCCTTTTTGAATGACATTGAAGAATAGCAGGGGGATAAAGACAGGGCAATCATTGAAAAGGTTCACGCTCCAACCAGCTGGTAGGTTCCGGTTTTGCTGGGACCGATGAACTCGATGCGGCCAGCGGCTCGTAGCGCGTCGAGCTCGCGTTTGACGGTTTTGAGGCTGCAACCCAAATGGGTCGCGATGCTTGTCGAACGGAGTTTCCCGCCTTCGCGAAGAAGTTCTAGGATAAGCTCCCGTCGGCCTGATGTGGATTCATTGGATGCGTCCGCTACTGGTTCGACTTTCCGAGCGTCCCGGACTGTGATCCATTCGTTGAACCGATAACCTGGTCCGCCACTTCGAATGATGTCCTGCTTCTCGCAAATCAGTCCAAGCTGCGTCTTCAGCAAATCGGAAGCCGAGTCTCGGAATGCTCGGATCGAGCAAGCGATCGAATTCTGGCCCGATGCATTACCGATCTCGCTAACAAGCTCCGGACCACTCTTGGCCACCCAAACGCCTGTTCGTGTCTTGACGTTGAGAGCTTCGAGGATCCGTCTCGTTTGCTTGGACCTGGAATAGTAGAAAACCGTCTGACCGCAGAGCGTAACACGGTCTGACATGAAAACCAGTTCTCCGCCTTCGAATGGCCGGGTTTCGATCACCGGAGTCTCGCGGACGATGGAGGTGACTTGCGGTTTCGGTCCCTCGAAATCCTTGCCGCCGGATCCGTGAGATTCGAGCACGGATTGGATCACGCTCGATAGAGTCCTTCCCTTGCTCGAAAATGGCTTGGAAATAAACTCCCGAACGCCGCTGCGCTGGAGATCTGCCGAGATGTCCAAGCATTCAGCTAGGTGGGCGGTCATCATAACCACCGGCGGTGGGTTCGGCTTTTTCATCCGCTGGATGTCTCGAAGCAGATTCATGCCATATTGCTTATCGGCTCCACCACGGTTGGCTTTGGCTGGGATCTGAAAATCCAGCAATACAAGGTCGTATTCTTGGCCGGCCAAGAGCTGTTTGGCATCCTGCTGATTGGTCGCGACGTCGAACTCGAAGTCCAGCGAAAACAGCACATCCTCAACCATCTCGACGATCGTGGGATCGTCCTCCACAACAAGCACCTTCATCTGCAACACCTACTGATTCTCTCGTGGCAACAAGATGGTTACCGTGGTTCCCTCATTCTCGCGACTCTCCAGTCGTAAAAGTCCTCCATGTGCCGCTACGTTGCGCGCCGCGATCGGTAGCCCGTAGCCCGTGCTTTGTCGTTTCGATTTGTTCCGACGACCGGGTGTCAACAACAGCGGAGTTCTCAGCTCTTCGTCGCAAATCCCTTGGCCCGTATCCTCGATCGTCAACGTGACCCACTTTTGGCATGTCGACGCCGCAATCCGAATCGCCCCGGGTCGCATCGTACCGTTGGCTTGGAATGCCTCGAACGCGTTCTTGAACACGTTTGCCAGTGCGATCACGATTTGGTGCCGCGCCAGGGGCACGACGATCGATTCTGGCACGTCCTGTTGGACCGATACGAGGTCTGGGTCGAACTTGGCTTTGCGTACGTTGTCGCGCGTCAGTTCCAGCGCCTCGGCAACTAGAACGACCAGCCGCTCGGGAAATCGCTCGGTGGGGACCGGTCGAGTAAAGGTGACCATGTCTTCGACCGACGATTCCAGCAATTGCAGATCATTGCGGACCCGGACTCCATACCGTTTCGCTTGGCTGCCTGAGTCGGCGATCACTTCCTCGATCAGCGAATAGCAGTTCACCTTCAGGTGAGTCATAATGCTGCGCAAATCGTGGACAATCGAAGCAACCAACATTTCGCTATACCGCTCGGCCATCCGCAGCGATTTGGTCGCTGCTGCTTTGCCAAACTCATCCTCGATCGCTTGCAACTGCGCCGAAACCTGGTCTGCCGATTTGCGTGCCTTGCCTGTGGCCCGAATCTCTCGCTTGCGACGTTCGATTGCCCGTTCGACCGAACGCCTCACGTAAGTGTTCGAATCGGCCATGAGCAGATCAGTCAATCGTTGCGATTCAGCCTCTGGTAGCACCGGCAGCAAATCCGCGATTGCGGCTCGGACCTCCCATTTCGGATCCTTGGCCAAATGATTCACTAGTAGAAACGCTGTTTCCGAAGCAGTGCCGACGATAAAGCTCTCCTTCATGCTCTGGGCAAGGCTACGACGCACCCACCAAGGGATGGCATTGGCTCCCCCTTGGAGTTGCTGCAGTGCCTCGCGCAAGCACGATTCCGAGCTTTCGACGGTCGTCTCAGTACTCATAGCGACTCTTCCTTGCCTTGAATGCGTTCTCTCCACCTTCGAGCAGATCGATAATGTTCTGTTTGCACTCATCGACCGTTCCCACGTTCGCCATGCGAGCGGTCACGCCATCGGAATCCAGCACAAAGAGTCGCTCGGTATTGCCCAGGACTGGGATGTTGGGATTGTGGGTTACGAAAATCATCTGCCGGCGATCTTTCATCTGATGGATCGCATCGACGACCGCGCCAGAAATGAATCGGTTGTCGAGATTGTCCTCTGGCTGATCGACCAATAAGGGATTAGCGCTTTCGAGCAACAATAACGGCAATACCGTCGTGCACTTCTGTCCGGTCGATAGCGAGAGGGACTCTTTGTACGTGTCCCCATCCTTGAGTTCGATTGTGGGAAGATCCATCAGCTCCACCGTTTCCAGCTCGAACAATACCGGAGAGTTGGCCATGGTCGTGACCACTTTCTCGGCTTGGTCTGGATTCAGTTCTGCTCGTTCAATCAGCGCTCCGGAATCGCGACGACGCAGTGCGACCACCAAATCCCAAGGAACAAAGGCATCGACAATCTTCTGGGCGACGACTCCATGTTTGACCCGAGCGTTCTTGAGTCCGTCTTCGAGGATCTTTTGGTAACGCTCCGGGTTGCCGTTCTGCGAAATACTGACACGTATCGAAGGAGCGAGTTGCGAATTGATGTTCTTGACAATCGATTCGCGGACCGCGAACCGCTCGTCTCGCTGTTCCGAGAGTTGCCGAATGAGCGTCTGGCGTTGGGTTTCCAGGTTCCCAAGCTGCTCGATGTTCTGTTGCTTCTGACGTTGCTTAGCCAGAAGGTCGTTTCGGTGGCGTTCCAACTTGGCTCGCTCTGCCGCTTGCCCTTGGGCTTCTTGGTGCTTTTCGATGAGTGACTGAAATTCCATCTCCTGCTGGCGATGAGTGGTCGTCAGGCGAGTCCCCATGGCGGTGACTTGGTTGATCGACTCAGCGATTTTGGTTTTCGCATCCTGGATCATTTGGTCGATCGCGATTCCGCATTGGCTCACAATGTTCAGGAGTTCTTGGACCATTTGGCCATTGGGTCCGTCGGCGACTTCGCGATCCAGGAGAGAAGCAGCGCTTTGGACCAAGCGTCCTTTGAAGCCAGAGAAATCCTCGTTGCATTGCACGAGAGCCTGGTATCCGGAGCGAGCGATTCGGTGTTCGCGGTCGCGCAGAGCTTTTAGGTTGTGTGCCTTATTGATCGTTGCAGCGTCTTGACCACCCGCGGCACCGAAGCGGGCCAGATTCTCTTCGACGCTTGCAAGTGCTGCCAGTTCGTCGGTCAGAGCAGTAATCCGCTGCTGAACCGGGATGATTTGGCTTGCGTTGGCAGCAAGCTGACTCGTGATGTGTTGGATGCGTGATTCGATTTCGGCGATCGAGTCGGCTTGGAATTTGTCCAAGAGTGCCAACTGGGATGCTTTGCAGTCTGCAATCGTTTCGACTTCGTTCTGGGAGTAGATGTCTGCGCCGAAGAACATGCCGGTTTTGAACGAAATGTCCGTTGGCTGGCGCTCGATCGTCAGAACAATCGGTTCTTCGCCCGAGGAGCGGCTGACGATGTACTGCATACCGTCTTTAGTCTCGATCGTGACCTCGACGCGTCCACCTGCGAGGTTCTTTTCCACGAGGGATTCGATACGTCGTCGTTCGATCGGATGCTCTTCTCGGCTAGGCAGTGCGTCTAGTGCGAAGCGGACGAACTCGAGCATCGTCGTTTTGCCGGCCCCGCGAGCTCCGATGAAGCAATTGAGGCCGTCGGCCAATTCGAACTTGGTTCCATCGAGAAATCCCCCGATGATGGAGATGCACCGGATTCGGTGCGAGCTGAAGTGCTGACTCATGGTTGCCCCTGCAATCGATACAAACAAAAAAGTTGAAGATTGCTAGCACTGTCGCAGAGGGTGGGACACGTTTGGTCCATCGAGGAAGAAAAATGGGAGTTCTTTGATCGCTTTGGGTGACCGAAACATGTTCGAGAACAGGGCCCATGCTGCGGGAACTAACTCCTCTCAAACCGGAGTAGAGACCTCTCTCCAGCCAACTCATCGACGCATTCGGTTGGTTCCGAGAGCTAGAAATCAACCACAGAGACCGATCTCAGTTTGGCTGATTTCTATAGAGGATCCGCAATTCCTGGAGAAGTCCACGCCAACGATGGAGCGGGGGCAGTGTGCTGGAATACAGCAAACATCACGTCAAAAGAAGTGTTAAGAAAGTTATCCCGCTTGGGACTCAAGAGCGAGTTCCCTAATCTTGCCATCGTCCCATTTTTGAGATCCAACAACTTCGAGCCAACCGATCAATCTCGCATTGAATCCACCAATTGAACTGATCAATTTCCGGTGCATCAGCTCACTCTGTAATTTACTCTCAAGAATCCCGAGCAGCAGTTCATTAGGGATTTCCTGCTTACCCGGTGCGGGTTCTAACTGATAGAGTTGGTCAATTGTCCGTTCCCACGATGGAATCCGTTTGCAATCGGCCCCTACCGCAATAGTGATAATGCAGGTGTGCGTTTCGCCCCGACTACCCTGAGTTGCCACCTCCCATGTCGCCACGATACCACTTTGCTGGCTTGCCGAAAGAACGCGAACTCCTATTTCCGATGATGGTTCATTACGGTATCGCTCAAGATACTCGAGAACCAATGGGTGATCTAAACCCAGTAGCTGAAGGTGTTCCTGCTCCAGCGACTGATCTCGATTATCGGTAAACCTACTTGACCAACGTCCGTCCTTACCCCGAAATTCGTAGATGCCATTACCTTTAGCAGTCCACGTCCCGCCAGCTTCTTCTGTAGCGAGCTGTGTAAATCGAACGATCCGACTCATGCCTTCGCTGGTATCCGCCAATGGCTGGTACTCGTCGATAGAGAATCCATCGAGATCTTGAAACAACTCGAAAACGGCAGTTCTCGCCTCGTTAGCATTCGAAAGGGCGGCTTCGAGTTCAACTCGGGTGCGCTTGAGCTCTGGGTCAGAGATCGCCTGCGCATACAGCTGCTCATAGCTCAGCCGTTCCGACAACTGTCCGAGCACCTGTGACTTCAGGTCCTCTGCAACTTCGCCGTGCTCATCGACTTTGCCTAGAGTCTTCGCAATCTCTTTGAGCTTCTCGTCCAACAGCAAGTAGATTCGGCCTTCGATCGTATCCGAGAGCACTAGGTTGAAAACCTGCGCAGTGTCTTTCTGACCGTACCGATGAATGCGGCCGATGCGTTGCTCGAGGTCCATGGGGTTCCACGGCAAGTCAAAGTTAAAGAGAATGCGAGCGTGCTGAAGGTTGATTCCTTCGCGGCCAGCTGCAGTGCAGATCATCACACGAGGGCCGTCTGGCTGTTTGAATCTCTTTTCAGCCGCAGACTTGCTACCGTGATCACCGCCCTTCAGAACCACAACTCCTTGCCCGGGATACGCTTTATCGATTTGCTCGCCGAGCATTTCGACGCTTCCGAGGTAGGTTGCGAAAACCACCATACGCTCTTTGGGGTTCTGCTGCCACAACACGCCCAAAGCGTGCAGCAAGCTTCGTACTTTTGTTTCAGCCTCGGCAGGAAACTTCTCCAGCAACTTTCGGATTCGGAGCCGTTCTTCTGGCAATGCATATTGAACAGCCGTGATAGCTGAATCTTCACTGCCAACCGTTTCCGTCTCCTGTGAATACTCGCTGGATAGCAAGGCCAACTCATCGTCGCTCATCTTCTTTAGAAGTTTGCGTTTGAGATCAACCACTAGCCTTTCTGCTTCAGCGCGGCCCATCGCATCGTCACTTAATCCGTACTCATGCCGCATAAGCTCACGTGCTTCAGCGAATGAATCATCGCGAGCTTGAATATCGAGATTGGCGTCATGAAGCAATCCTTCGTGAACAGTCAACGCGATCATTCGGCGTCGAAGTGTTCGGTGCACTGCCGCAAAGCTACTTGCAGCGATTTTCTGAAAGATCGTCATGACGAATCCCAGAGCACGCCCTTGATTACCCTGCTTCTTCGCCAGCGCAAATCCATCCATCAAATAGTTGTTCAGCTCGTTGTAGAACTCGCGTTCCGCATCTGTCATTACGAACGATTCGGTATGGACCCACCGTCGTGCAAAGAGCGTCGAGCCATCGGGTCGACAAGCGTCTGCTTTGGTGCGTCTAAAGATGACCGAATTCAATCGATATCGCTTCTCCAGCATCTCAGCCGGACTGACAAACAGTGTCGGCTCCAACAACTGAATCAGCATGTAAAACCGGAAGTGATCACCCTGGTGCGGCGTTGCCGACAGCAGTAGCAAGTCACGGCAATGGTCTCGCAACATCTCGGCCAGCTTAAAACTCTCGGTCTTTCGAACCTTAGTCCCGTTTTGATAAGCGCTCAAGTGATGAGCTTCGTCGAAAACGACCAGATCCCAAGGTGGCGCTTCCTGAAGTCTCTTCAGTCGAGGTTTCATCTTGAGCGTATCAACACTGGCAATCAAAAAATCATGCTTTGAAAAAGCATTGGATTTACGGTCCGTAACGTCGCCCTGTGAACCAAAGATCTCGAACTTGAGATTGAATACCTCGTTCAATTCACGATGCCAATTGTTGACCAATCCGGCCGGCACAATCATCAGAGCACGCTTCAATTCCCCGCGGCTTGCCAACTCACGCAACACGAGAGCCGTTTCAATTGTCTTGCCAAGTCCAACCTCATCGGCAATGAGATACCGGCGCGGAGCTGCGGTCGCTATTCGATGTGTGAGTACAACCTGGTGTGGCAAAAGATCGATTCGAGCCGAAGTTAATGACGCGGCATTTTCGAGAAGAGGAAGTGCGTGCGCCTGAAGAGCGAGCCACGCTCGGCGCTGTCTTATCAAACCGTGACCAACATTGGCAACAACGAGTTCCGAGCGGCTCATCGCTGCAGTGAGCGCTGCGATTGGAACTTGTCGCTCGCCGAAGCCAGAGAAGAGAACTCGCACGAAACCGTTTGAAGCAGTCGATAGCACCGCTCCATCGCCAAACTCGGCGTGAGTTATTCTTTGACCCGGGACAACTGTTTGCACACTGCTCATAGCTGTTATTGATCGTCTGACGACTAAGAGATTCGAGGATGAAAAAGCCCAAGAGCCTTGCCGTTTGAATCCTGAATCTCTTTGAGATCGGATGCTGCTCCGTTGAACAAGCAGCGGCCAATTGGAATCTGCTGCCCCTTGTATTCGCCACCGCAGTGCCAGTACCACTGGTCTTCACTTGTGTGGTAGTCGAGGCGCTGTGGATCAACTACCCAGAAAACCAGTGCTGCTTCTGAGCCGCCTGAAGCCACCTCGCGTTGGTAAGAAACCATTGCGTTGTAGATGGTCTGTCTCAACCAATCACTCGCCTCCTCGGGAGGCAAAGCGTCGATACAGCCTTCTATACCAGCGACCACCAGAGCCTCTTCATCCACCAGTGGCAGGTCCGCCTCAGGCCATCCACTGGCGCACAATTGCCTGAATTGCCGCAGGCTGATCACCTGATCGCTGGCACAAAGCCCATTCAACAGATCAGCGTCCCAAACCAAGGAGATACCTCGGCGGGTCCAAATGTCGTCACAAATCGGTGTTTGCATATATTGCCTTTGCTGAATCTCTTGAGTTCTACTTCTTCTCGCCATTGACCAAGGCATCGACTACCGACTGATACGAATCGAGAAAGTGATCGAACACGTTCGGAATGAAGCCCTTGACCACAGGATTGCCATTCTCATCGAAAGCCGGCTTCTGGGCCTCTTCCATGTCCTTGATTACCTGATCCAGTTCTGTATCACTGAGCGTATCGATCGACTGCGGTGTTTCGTAGTCTTCGCCTGTCGCACCGTATTTCAGCAAAGGAGGATCAGACTTGATAATCTTGCCGTCTACATAGTGGACCATGAAGCCGAAGTGAACGTAGGGCTCGACGGCGCGAGCGACTGGGTCCATATCATTGATGAAGTAGACGTACTTGTCGCCCAGTTGGGAATCGAGCGAAGCCGCCAGATCCTTGCTCACGGTCATCGGTTGACCAAATGTCATGATTCCAGCGATATCTACTTTTGTGTCCTGAAGTAGATGGTAGGCGCAAACGACGCTCAATGCTCCGCCCAGACTGTGTCCGGTAATCCATACCCGCGCAGGTTTACGTTGATCCAAAAACTTGAGCACCTGTTTGTGCATTCCCATGTATCCAGAATCAAATCCCCCGTGAATGCTGCCACCGCTCTTGCGACTACGGATAAACTTCAGGTCCTGCAGAACATCCGATGGGTCGTCAATCTCTGTTCCGCGAAAACACAGCACAACGGTATCATCAATCGCTAACGCATACCCCTGCATCGAGCCATCGTTGAGCGTCTCTGATCCGAAACCAAGCTTTTGAAACGCGGCACGAGCGTCTATTGGATCGTCGTATGCTCTGCGACTTAACTCAAGCATCAATTCAGCCACTGGCCAGTTCGAGTATCGATCGCGCGTTGACCATAGAGCCTTGAGCAGTTCACCAGTACCTCCGGTTGGTTTGGGTTGCGGAACAAAGCCATCTCGATCTTCGACCACGGTCTTTCCCGAGTATGGACTGAGAAACAACCTGCTCACAAAGGTCAGCAAGGACGCAATCACCAACAGTCCACAGACTGATAGCACCCAGGCTCGCCACTTTGCATCCAACCGAACAAAGTAAGAAACGACGCAAACCAATGCGGCCACGCCAGCCACATAAGACAATAGTCGAGTGAGAAATACGCCAATCGTCATCAACAAAACGACGAACAGAATTGGTACGGCTTTCGTGGGCTGTGATGGCTGAGTTTCACGAAATCGTTGGGGGTGCAAGTATGCTGCGATTCCAATAAATGCCCACCCGATGACTGGTCCCCACATGCGCTACCCCTCCAAATCGAAAAGAGTGCGTTGGATGATCGCCACCTTCGTGTTCTTGGCTTGCCAAGCCGAGTAAAGCTGTTGCGCGCGCTTGGCTGCGGCTCGCATTTCCTCGGTCGGCGAGTGCTTCACGAACCAAGTTAGCAGTTCACCGAGGGCAGGATGCGGAACGAAACTTTCGCTACTCAACGTGTCGCTGACTTTGATGCCGCTGTCCTCGTACGACGCCCCGATCAGAAAATATGCCTGGTCGAAATCTCGAGCCATCGTTCGCCGCGATTTTCCCTTCCAGTCTTGTGCCCAAACTAGCGGATCAGCGATAGTGAAGATCTTCTTTTCTTCCGAGCACCAGCCGCGATCTACAAACTCAGTGGGAGAGACACCAGTGCCACGTAAGTACTTTTGGATTTGATCTCTGTCCAAACTAACCTTACCTGCAAACAAACGCAGAAACTGCCGAGTGTATGGCTCCGCTAACTCAGGAGGTCGTTCGGCTGTACTATCGCTCTCGTCGTCGAGCAACTGGTTTATGCCCACTAACGCATCTTTCACTGTAAATTCTTCTTCTCGACCTTTCTCGATATAAACTTTCCCATAGTGCCTTGAAAAATACTCTAGTGCCTTACCGCGCCGAATAACTTGTAGATCTGCCTCTCCTAAACCTTCCTTTTGGTGGTGCTCCAAAATCTCTTGAAGTTGCTGAACATCCTTCATGATTTGGCGGCGTAGTCGAGCCCAGCTAATCGCAACAGGCTCATCAAGTCGCTTTCTACAAACGTGCACAATATCAAATTCGATCTGCTGCGATCCGAATTCCCCCTTGCCCTTCGATTCATCACTTCTAATCGGAAAAGTTGCCTCCAACAGAAATCCAGCATCAAAAAGACTCTCAAGAACTGCAATCCATGGCTCGTCTTCACTATGGTGAAAAGTAAATGCAAGAATTCCTGCGGGCTTAAGAATGCGAGACGCTTCACGCCAACATGTCGTCAAAACTCTTTGGTAAAACTCATCGTGATCACCGGGTTGCCTTGCTTTATTTGCAACTGCTTCGAGCGCCTTTGGTGTTTGCTCAGACCCAAAATAATCAGGCACGAGTTTGTCCAGCGCTAGTCTCAACCACGCATAAAAAAAATCAGAAAGTTCAGAATAATGAAGAAGATCGCCGAACGGAGGGTCAGTAATCACCAAGTCAATTGAGTTGGATTCGATGCCAAGAGTCGTCGAAGATTCACAACTAATTCTCTCTGCAGGTAGTACCGGATCTTTGGGGAATGTCTTCTCGCTTTTCCCCGTTGTTAACTTTGCGAGATTGGCATCAATTCGCTCAAGCTCGGAAGCCGAAACTAATTCCCAGGGATCCTGCTTCCATCGGACCGTTTCGATTAATCCAGCAGAACAAGACTGCCAATTCCCTCTACCGAGTTTTGAGAACACACTGTTCTCGATTACGGTCAGCTTAGGTGCAAAGTTATTGTTGCTAAACAACGGCTCCATTTTGTCAGCGACCGAGTTCCAGATACAAAACATATTCTGATTTCTCAAGTACTGCTGGAAGGCACCGAGAACGAAAAGGCGAATATCAGGGCTAAAATTCGAGTTGCGTTCGATCGATTTCAACAGAGCTGAATGAACGAGTAACTGGCGAGCGTTGAAGAATGTCCACCAATGACTGTAACCATGCTGACACAAGGGTCTGTCGATTTGAGTTGTTACCCCGTATGGAACTTCAGTCTTCGGCCAATACTGCTTTAGATCATCTTCCTTCCGAGCGTCCCACTCTTGAACCGCAGCATTAAAACCATGCTGGGAGTCTTCAGTCTTGAAGAATCGGCCGCCATAAGGCTGGCCTTCTTGGTCACAACAGGGGCAGTAGCCTTGACATAAATAAATGGCGACTGGTCCGGTCGTTCCAAACTTCCCTAGCGATTCGTAGACGTCTTGATCTAATCCGCAGGTTTTTTCTTTACACGTAAAAGCCGCGCGTCTTGGAAGTGTCCCACCTCGTCCATCCGTATAGAAAGTCGTGCCGTCGGAAAGGCTTATTTGCTCAGGCAAACTCCCACGAAACTCCACGACCTTCAAATGCTCTGCTCGCAAGTTGTTCCAATCAATCGTCGCCGTTGAACTATGCGAAGCACTACCACCCAAAGCTTCCCCATTTAAATTCTTTCCAGGTGCTCCCTGCAGCCATTTAGGATGGATCAAGAGAGTCAAAACAACTTTTTTGTTCTTTGATTTGCCTAATGCCAATGACTCTGCATTTGATGCCGCAGTAGGATCCTGAAACTCTTCCTGGCAGTGCGGGCAAGTGTAGTTTCCGTTCGAATCCATAATCGCATGGGCTTTTTCGGATTCAGCGACGATTAAGATAGCGGCTGGTGCCATACGTGCTTCCTTCTGCTCAAGGTCGAAGACCTTGCCACAGGAGACACAAGTTTTATCGACCCATGCCCTTACCGTTAGGGTCTTTACCGCAACTACAGGTGACGTCATAATCGGGGTTCGATGATCGCATTCGGTGGCCTGGCATGGCCCATGTTTCGCCCAAAACGTGTAAACGACCTCTGGTCCTTCGTAGATGTATTCGTAACGTTGCTCAGGCGTTAAGGCCAAAGGGTCAAAACTCTCCGGCATGATTTCGCCCGTAGCCTTTTGCGTCCATTTCCCTTTGTGGCCTCTCGGGCAGTTGCAAGCGTAAAAAGGCATTATCTGAGGCTTAACCTCTGCCTCTATTTCGTCTAGTAACTTTTGAACCTCGTCGGGTTGTACTTGCGCCATTTCATTCTTAACAACCAACCACGCAACTGGATTCAAATCATTTCCATGCATCTGCATTCCTAGGCGTGAACCTTCAACGATAGTTGTCCCGCCGCCCATAAAGATGTCTGCAACTTTGAGGTTGCGAAACGCTTTATTGTTTTGGTGGTTACCGTAGTAGGAATCCCAAATCAATTTAGCTGCATCTGCCTGCTCATCAGGAGCTTTCGTTGCTGCAGCAATCAACATAGCCCGGAAGACACTTGATCGTCGGCGAGCCCACCATTTGGACATTTGATAGATGGGCTTGCCTGCGTTACCCTCGATCGTAGCCACATGGTTGATCGGCAGAATTGGGAAATCGACCTCTAAGCAAGTTTTCGGGCGATTCGGATCAGAGAAATCCACGGTAGGCAAATGGAGCTCTTTTCCTGCGCCGACGGCTTCAGCAACAGCTTCTTGTAGTAGCTCTGCCTTGGTCTTTGACTTCATGCTGGTTCTTGCTTTGGCCATTGCTTATTCGTTCACTTCCGTGGTAGTTGATCTGAGTGGCGTGACGCTAGCTCTGTTCTGCGAATTACTTGGAGAGCTCGATGAATGGGACAAACACTTCGAGCAACGACAATCCGCCGTGCGCAAGTAGGCGATTGCTTTGCCCACTTACTTTCCAGTTTCGTCGACCTAATACAAACCTGTGTTTGCCATGCTGAGTTTTCAATTCGAGGTCGATCGGCGGTAGCCATGCCGCCGGCTGTGATGAGTTAGATGAAGATGAATTGGCAGCAGTACGGCCGCTGGCGAATATCTGCTTCATGTAACTTGCTTGTTCACCGTCGAGATTGCTGAAGTACCCGCATGCCGCATAACCATGGTCGGATGTAATCACAACTCGTCGACCGCTCGCAAGCTTCTCAACGAAGCCCCAGAAATCGTCGCCAGTCAGAGCGGCATGCGCTTCGCTGGCAAGTCTCTTTAGGCCTTCACCTGGCTTGGCGAGTTCATGCAATCGATGGTCTGGCCAATGATGCCAGTAAGCGATTGATTCTTGAGCGCCGATGCTTGCAGCGCATTCGGTCCATGGAAGCTCAGTACACTCAGTCCTGGCACCGGTTAGCTTGTGCGCTTTGCCGGCAGAGTTATTCTCAAGCGATGATCGCTGTGAGAAGCCTAGCGCTTTGGCGTAGTAGTTCGTCTCGCTGGGAAGCTCCGAAGCTAGAGCAGCACTGTTGTGAATGGTGTAGCCGCGTGCGGTTGCTTGCTCCAAAATCCAAGGAGACTCGCGAAGCGAAAGACCATCGAGAATCAGCAAGGCTTTGCCACCATGGATTCGATTCCAGAATTCGACGACTGCCTCGCTGCCGCGCAGCATGCAAGATTCAAATGACTGCCAAAGGTCCCAGCACGAACTTGAGACTGCATTCTCGAGCTCGTTGATGGCGCGATCTCGATTTACGATCTCTGCATCGGCGCTTTTGCCACCTGGTAGCGGAGCCGAGAAGTAATTCCAAAGGTATGCACTAATCGCTTCCCAAGCTTCCTTAGGCGGTTTGCTAGTGATAAAATCGAGTAGCTCGTAGGTCATGCACATTAGTTGGCATCCTTATCGAGTTCGAGTCCATAGGTAACACCATCAGGGAGATCCTTGAGCAGCTTGGCGAGCTGGGCTCCTGTCATCTTCTCCACGCATATGCGGATGTTACCGACAGGAGTTCCTGCGTTCACACCCCACGACTCAAGTTGACCAATCAAATTGAGTGCCGAGGTCGCTGGCGCTGTGCGACGCACAACGGTCACTTCCTTTACCTGAGGAGTGCCTCCCCCTTGTTCTGATCCGGAATTTCCTGACGAGCCAGAGTTGCCGTTGCCAGTCGTTGGAGGCGTGGTTCCTCCGAACAAGTTGGGGAATGGGTTAGGCGGTGTGACGACGGCTGGCGTTGGAGTATCGCCACCGGTGGGCGCTGGCCCCTTGCCACCGCTCGCTGCTGCACTGTCAGGCAACTGAATGATCGTCTCGTTTAGATGTGAACCCGTGCCAAGCTTGCCCTTCATGCGATTCCACGCCGACTCCGCATCTTCGCCCGGCTTGGCTTGGAGGTGGTCGGTTCCGCGCACATTGATCGCTATGTCGCCGTGAGCACAAATGCGCAAGAGCTTCTCTTTCACATCGGTTTCACCCAGCCATGGAATGCAGGTCTTCCCACCTGGACGCGGCTCGCGTAGGTCCTTCAGCAGTTTTCCGACCGATTCATTCGACTCGGCTAGCAGCAAGACGTAGTCTTCAAAGTCTTCGGGAATGAAGATCTCCTCCCGGATCGTCTTGTCGATTTCGTCTGGGATCTTGTCACCAGTCGAGTTGAGTTTCGCTTCTTCGAATACACACTTGGCTGGTTCGGCATAGTTCCAAACGCTGAGCAAGGCCAAACGGTCGAAGCGTCCCTTGAGCTTGGGAATCAGTTCGTCTTTGCTAAAGGATTTAGCCAGGTCCGCGTAACCAGCTTTGGGATCGTTCTTGTGCCACTCCTTGGCAAGGTAGACAGCTCGAGCCAATACGACCAGTTCGCGATCGTAGAAAACATTGTCAGTACCCTTTTGCGGCAGGAGAAAGCGGATCGTATTTCGATTCTCTTGAAGGTGAGTCTTCAGCCACTCGCCGAGCGTGGCATTCAGCTTGTCTGGATACTCTGGCAATACCAGAACATTCAGACGCTTGTCGTCCCAAGTTTTCGGGTGAAATCGTTCATCGAAGTCGCTCCACGGATCGGATTGCCAATGGGTCTTCAGCATCAGGACTCGATACTTGGCCGAGATCTGCGTATCACCACCAAGGACGTACTGGATTACCTCTGCGAGATGTTCAATATCTTTTCCCGCATGCTCACCCTCGCGAAAGAGCTTGTTATTCTTCGCATAGGACAAGAGTTTCGCGCGGGCGTTCTCTTCTTGACGGAAGAGTAGCCGTCCACCAACTTGATGAATGTTGAAGCTGTTGTCGACGATCTGAGCCAGCTCGACCTCAAACGCGTTGTCATCGATCTTCTTGGCTCGAGTGATGTCGATTTGCAGATCTTGCGGCTCTGCACCGCGCATTTGCTCGACGTTCAAGGATCGCAACCACAGCGAACTAATAATCTGTTCGGCGTGAGGCAGCACATGCGCCGCATTAGTGACATTGGCGAGAACAGCTTCAAGATTACGTTGAGCTTTCTCACGCAAGTCTTTGTGTTGCTGGTTAGCAACTGAATCGAGAAGTGAGCCAACTGCCGATTTCTCATTCGTCAAAGAGAAATCCGCTGCGGTAACGATTGCGTCTTTCGGATCATGGTGCTTGTACAGATCAACTAGGATTTTGATTAGGTCGCGAGTCTGTTGAGCATCGGTGGCAACCAGGACTTGATCGTCCAGCAGTTGCAGCAAGTGCGGAGCGTAGGGCCAAGACTCAATGAACTCTGCTTTCTTCTTGTCGCGATCTTGCTCGGGTGTGTTTTCGAGTCGGAAGTACTCCGACATATGGGTGTTAATCAGGAAATCGATGTCATTCGGATGCACTTGCACTCGGTTTTCAAAGATACGATAGAGGAGCAGCCGTTTGCGGTCACGTTTCGCGTAAGGCCCTTTGAAATCAACGTCGACTGGATTGACGCGTCGAATCTGTTGGTAGGCATCAGAATTGCCGTCGCGGACCGAGACGGCAAGCACAAGGAGCTCTGGGTTGCTTTGAGCAATCTCGGATAGTATCTGAATGAAGTTGAACGCCCAGTTGCGACGGGGGTGTTGCTTTGTGTTGGTTAGTCCTTCGAACCAAGTTTGGAATTCGTCAACGATAAACATCGTTGGCTTTTCCTGAAACATCTTGATCATCAGGTCGTAACTCGGGACATCCGTTTTGTTGTCACCAGCGTGGTTCCAGATTCCCCGATACACTTCGCCCTTGGGATGGTTATCGAAGAGTACGTCCCAAAGATATTGATACCGCTGGAGATGCATGCTCTCGGCAATGACATGGCAGTCGGTGCGAAGCTGAAGTTGCTTGAGCTTTGGATCGCCAAGCGTGTGTGACCATTGGTCAAGCCACTCTCTACCTTCAACTGGGTTCATACACAGATGGAACAACGCTGCCAGCAAGTGGGATTTACCTTGGCCGCGAGAGCCGATCAGGGCCAGTGGACGAGATTGGCCAGGGCTAGTCGCTTCTATGGTCTTAAGCAAATCGAAAGACGGATAAGTGATGCGCAAGAAGTCTTTAGCGTTCTGCTGCAACGCGCCGGTCTGTGACTGGTTCGTGAAATCGACCGTCGTCCCTTTGAGTTTCTTGCCTTTGAATTCGTCACGTAGCTGGAGCTCGATCATTACGGGGTCGCTCGTAGAAATAGTCGGGTGTCTTGATGAATGCTGTTAGGAGCTTCGCCTGAGCTACCTGGGTTTCGCAACTTGCGGTTCTGCTCGACTGGCTACTTGGTCCAGTAGCTTCTGAAGGTCTTCGCGTCGAAACAGTCGGTACCCGTTCATGGGATGCCTGCCGGCCGCTAGTTTGCCCGCGTTCACCCAATTCCTGAGCGTGTTCGGCGACACGCCGAGGTAATCCGCAGCCTCCGATATCCGGAGAAAGTCTTTTAGGTTTTCCATTCTTCTGATCCTTGTTCGGTACCGCCACTCGGAGGGAGACCACCACTACAAACCTTACCAAACTTCGTTATGATTGTCGATTAGGGATAGCTAGCACAGGCAGGTCTAGGGACATTGCTCGGCAGAACAACTCAATCAAGGACACGAATTCATGTGGACCGACAATGAAACAGTCGTGGATTTCTTGGGCTTTAAGGTTCACGCAGAACTAATTCGATCTGTCGTCATCGACAAGAATCTTTTGCCCGTCACGCTTGGCGTCTTCGCTGATTGGGGAGGTGGCAAGACTAGCCTCATGCGGATGCTGGAGGAGTCTCTAGATCCTGAAAAGTGGCCCAATGGATCGAAGGAACAAAAGAGTTGTGAGAAGGTTGTATGCCTCTATTTCAACGGTTGGCAGTTCGAGGGGTACGACGATGCAAAGTCGGCGATCTTAACCTCGGTACTGACATCGATGGGAGAGCACAAGCGATTCGGGCCAAAGTTTCGTGACGGATGTACCTCGTTGCTCAAATCGGTCAACTGGATGAGAGTTGCACATATGGGGTTCAAGAACGTAGCTTTGCCCGCAATTGCCGCGTATGCAAGCGGTGGTGCGTCTCTTCTGCCTTCGTTCCTTACTTCAATGGCAGGCTACTTTCCAATTCCAGGAATGCAACCGAACGCGCCGCCAAGCCCTCAACCAGGGCAGCAGCAGGCATCCCCCCCAAGTAACAATAGCTCTACGATCAAGGAAGAAATCAACTGGGAGGATTTGCTTAACAAAGACAAGTCGCCTGCGAGCCCATTAGACGTTCGAACATTTCGAGACAAGTTCGCGAAGTTACTCAAAGACACGGACATCGATTCCTTGGTGGTTTTGATAGATGACTTAGATCGATGCTCTCCTGAACGCATCGTTGAGAATCTCGAGGCAATTAAACTCTTTCTGAATGTGGATAAGACAGCCTTTGTAATTGGCGCAGATCCGAGGATTGTTAGGCATTCGATCGCATGGAAGTACAAACGATTCGAAGAAAATGTTTCGATTGCAGACGAATCAGCAATAATTAATGACTATCTTGAAAAGCTAATTCAGTTTCCATATCGGCTACCCAAACTGTCCTCAGCTGAGATTGAAACATACATGGCATTACTCTTCTGCCAGGCACATTTGGATGAAAAGTTTTTCAAGTCGACGATTGCGGCCTGTGATGCTCAGAGAGCTAAAGACCGCTATTCAGTGTTTAGCTACTCTTCTATCCAGGCTGCATTGAAAACAGAAAATTGCAACAGCATCCCCGATGGGCTCGATAAAGCACTCGCATTCACAGCAACCGCTGCACCATTGATCACAGAGGGACTCAAGGGGAACCCACGCCAAGTGAAGCGATTCCTTAACGCATTTGTGTTGCGGAAAAAGTTAGCGGAGGTTGCCGGGCTCTCCAACATAAAGGATTCAGTCCTCGTAAAGCTGATGATATTGGAGTACTCAAATGAGCCGAAGTTCCGTGAACTCTACGACTGGCAAGCCGCCTCCAAGGGACTTCCCAAACAAATCGAACAGATGGAGCAATTTGTCAAGGTAAAGTCTCCAAAAAAGAAATCGCCCGATGCAGAGTTGAGTAATCCAATGCAAGAGGGATGGGAAACTCCCAACCTCACTCGTTGGCTAAATATGGAACCATCGCTTATCGGTGAGGACTTAGGAGACTATTTCTGGATTGCTCGAGATCGCCTGCAATCCTCCATTTCTGGAATGTCACTTGTACCGCCGTTGGTGCGTCGCGTATTCGAGAATCTCTTAAGCGAAGCCAGTGGTCAAAGAATAGAAGCAGCGACTAGTGCTTCTGAATTCCATGAATCAGAAAGAGCCATTCTCTTCGAACTCGCAACGCGATACATAAAGCAGAATACTGGGAACAAGTCGGGTTACGACGCGTACCGAGCACTCATCGAAAAAGGCGTCCATGGCGCTGCATCGGCCTTAGCTAATGTTTTGCGAGAAGTGCCCGCGAATCTAATTCCAGCAGCAGTGGGGGGGGATGTTTTGACACTCATGAAATCAAAACCGGAGCTGCGGGCAGTGTTAGAGGGCGTGATAGAAAGTCTAGAAAAGTCGGAAACACAGATAGGAAAATTGATCAAGCAACTCTCCAAATTCAACTAGGGCGAGCTCCGAAATGGGAACATCAACTGACTATTCAGCCCCACCGAACTGGAGAAATTTGAAAGGGGCCATAACACGCACAGGCGGCTCTGCAACTGTTCCGGAAAAAGTTCGTGAACTACTCCGTGCGCACATCGTTACAAATGGTGGTGCAAAACAGATATCTTCCGGGCGTGGGCAGCTGGGAACCGGTCGCACGGCTAAAAGTGTGGGGCGATCACTGGCAAACTTCGTTTCGTCGGTATCGCAATCCGGGCTCGACCAAACACTGCGTGCTAATGGATTGGGAGAGCTTGTTGGCCGTTCAGTTACAGAGATCTTCATCGGCATTGTTTCGCTTTGTGGTGGAACCGATGGGGCAATGGACTCGGCAGATGCGAGGAATGCTCTATCAGCAACATTAGACGAGATCTGCAAAGAAGCAGATTCGGCTGAAAAACTTGAAAAGCAATTGGCTGCGCAGATGGACGGGGATGGATTGGGTGCTCTTCTGTTCAGGTATTTTGGTAACTACTTGTTTGAACAATTCTGTCGTGTCTTTTTTGGTCAGTTGGTGAAAAAACATGGGGACACTTTGGCACACGCATTTTTGCAGCAAATTCGAGACGTGATCAAGGCAGATCTGACTTACCGAACCTTCGGCAAAGACCTCTCGAGAGTGAATTGGTTTGGAAGAGAGGGTGCAAAAATCGCGTCGGAAGTAATGCGGGATACATTGGCAGTATTTGAGTAGATCACATGAAAGCGTCAGTTGAAATTAGGTCAAATGGCAAGTGGAGACATGATTGCGCACCAGTCTCAATCTGTATTGAAGGCTCTGAAATAGCGCACTTGTATTGCGACTTCACGAAACTACTCAAAACTGTAGGAAATCCAACAGATTTATCGCTCGACTTCTTGTTAGTTGCTGCAACGGTCTATTCGTTGGATAAGTTGACCGAACGCTCGAAGTCAAGAAACGGATGGGAGAGGGAATTTTCTGTTTCGATTCCAGTAAAAAGCTCCGCACGCTGGATGAAGGCAAGGAACAAAATTGAAGCCTGCCTAGATTTTCTGAGTGGTGACAACTGGAATATCACATTCACAGAGCGGACTCGCGAGATAGTACGCAAAAATGCGTCCTTGAAGAAAAAGATCAAGAAGTCGGAACGTCTGAATGCAGATGAGGTATGCCTTTTTTCTGGCGGGCTCGATTCATTGATCGGCACCATTGACGCGCTTCATCGAACTGGAGACCGTCGATTGGCGCTTGTAGGTCACCATGATCCAAACATAGGGGGCGTTGAAAAGGACCAAAAACAGCTACTCGAACACCTCGAGTCAGCCTATCCAAATCGCTGCCACTCGGTTTTTGTTGGAGTGGGGCATTCTGGGAAAGGAAATGAGATATCCATGAGAAGCCGTTCTCTATTGTTCATAGGACTTGGGCTAGTAGTGGCTGATCATTTGGGGGAGGGCACCAGATTGCTAATCCCTGAAAATGGAACCGTCGCGCTCAATGTGCCACTAACAGCGTCACGTCGCGGTAGTTGTTCAACTCGGACAGCACATCCGCACTACCTTTCTCTTTTGAAGGATTGGCTCAATGCAGTGGGACTGCGACATCCAGTCGAGAATCCGCTTCTCGATAAGACGAAGGGTGAGGCGGTAAAGTCCTGCTTGAACAAAGCCCTTCTTCAGTCGTTGGTAACTAAAAGCACATCGTGCGCAAAGCCGGGTCACACCGTTTGGTGGGTGCGAAGAAATGCGAATGGTTGTGGACAGTGTATGCCATGTATTTTTCGTCGGGCTGCACTGAACACTGCTGGATTGGATACAGAGATCTACGGAAACGATATTTGCAATGGTGAGGTAGACGTATTCAATCCGAGTACTGACGCAGCGGATGATTTTCGCGCTGTCCTTTCCTTCCTTAGTTCAAAGCACTCTGTGCAGGATATTGCCAAGCTACTTGTGTCTAGTTGCCCGTTACCCCCCAATACTGTAATGGATCACGCGAATACCGTTTACCGCGCTATGGAAGAGGTCCGTGAGCTCATTCGACAGAAAGCCACAAAGAAGATTCAACGGGCTGCAGGAATATGATCAGGGTTATCAATGTTAATTGACACGCACTGCCACGTTGATCGATTTGCTGATCCTGATGCTATCGCTTCCAGCTGCGATGAAGCGAAAGTGTTTACTATTGCTGTCTCGCACTTGCCAAGTCATTTTCAATTTTCGGCCGATGCTTTGGTTAACACGAGATATGTACGTCCCGCATTGGGATTCCATCCTCTTGCAATGCAATCAGATCGGGATGAGCTACAAGTATTTCGAAATCACTTTGAACGCGCTCAATTTATTGGCGAAGTTGGGCTAGATTATTCGGCCAGTGGCCTAAAGACCAAGGAAATGCAAATGCGAGTATTTCGCGAAATTGTTAAGTGCCTTGCTGATACCCCGAAGATCACGACAATTCACACTAAGAAATCCGCCTCAGACGTAGTATCGATACTCATTCAGCATCGTGTAACCGACGTTATCTTGCATTGGTACTCTGATTCAACTGCAGTACTGAGAGATGCTGTAGAAGCTGGGTTTTATTTCTCAATTAACTCTGCAATGTTGAGCTCGAAGTCTGGGCGAACGGTTTTGGAATTAGTTCCAAAATCTAGAATACTAACGGAGACGGACGGCCCCTACATAAGAGTCGGAGGCAAGCCGGCTTGCCCACTAGGAGTCTCGAAAGTTGTTGAGTCAATTGGTCAATTCTGGGGATTTACCAAGGAAGAAGCCGAGTTAATCATCGAAACAAACTTTCGAACCTTGTGCAAGAAGAACTCTCTCGAACTGCCAGATTAACACTTGTGTAATCAATTGTGCCTCGTCAATCGTCCCCTCATTATCTACTCTCCGAACTAAATTTGGGTACTTTGTCCTTGGGAGGGTAAGAATCTTGTTAAATTGTAATTGAATCTTATTTGGAAGCTCGCAACTCCTAGGAACTAGGGAAAGCGTTGCTGGTTGTTTGGTCTGGTTCCTACAAACAAATAACACCCTTGATCACTCATTAGCATTTTTGGATATAAATGTGACTCGTGCGTTTCGCTGCATGGGGCGGCATGACGTAATCTGATTCGACTATTCGCCAGATTGTTTGAGTATTCGATGCGCCACGAACATCCCCACAGAGTGCGGATAGTTCGGATCGATGTTGAAGACGTGCGTTTGGCCCAGAAAGTTGGCCAACAGAAGATTGTCCTTGCGACAATGCCATTCGCCGCGAATCCAACCCACGCGGTCCATCAAGCCGAGCGCCGATAACTCTGGGATCACTACATACTCCGCGCCCTCACAATCGAGCTTGAGGAGATCGACCTCTTCGATACCAGTTCCCCACACGCGGGACCACAACTCATCGACCGTGATCGCGGGGACTTCGATTCCGAAGTCCTTGTAACGAGGCTGGATCGATTCCCAGATCATGGGCACATACTCCGCAACGCGACTGTGTGAAACCGGAGAGGCGAGCAAGCATTTTCCGGGCTTGGTCGAGATCGCTGCGTTAATCCTCAAAATCTGTGACTCTGGGATATGGGCCGTGTTGCGACATAGGAGCTCAAAACTCTCCGGATGAGGCTCCACGGATACGATGCGAGCTTTGGGCCAGAACTCGTGGCACATCACGGTAAAGCTGCCGACATGCGCCCCGATATCGAGGACGGTTCGAACGTTATGCGAACGCAATTCCTGGATCTGGTACTCATCGTGAAAGACCGCGTTGGCGAACTGCGCGCTCGCAGGTTCGATGTAGAAATCACGACCGTAGACTTGGTAACATGCCGCATGTATCAAGATTCGAGCCCTCCCTGGGTTGGGTGTAAAGACGATGGAATTCACGCGCCAATTGCACACGCTCAGCACGAGGACAATTCGCCAAGTGGATCACCTTGGCCTGGGGGACGAACTCCCGGAAACGAGGCATCCAGTACTGCGTGTTCAGTTCCGTTGGCAACGGAAAGAAGGGAAACGGCCGCGCCTGATGCTCGACCCAAAACTGCTCCGCACAATGCGTCGGCAGAAACGGTTTTGATGGAGGTCTCCACAGATCGGCGTGCTGAGCATCGCAGAGGACGAGCCCCGTGTTCCAGGTCGACTCCGTGAAATCCATCGAGAGACCTTGGGACTCGAGGATGTTCCGACGCTCTTCGAAGGCCCACTCGTGACTCGGTAGATGAGGCCAATCGTCGTGCATGGCAACATGACCAGTGGGCACCAGTTCGAACAAGTCCGTCGCTTCTGGTGTCAGAAACACATCCGCATCCACAAACAGCGTGCGTTCGTAAGCATTGGCAAAGGCATGCACACGGAACTTTTCGAGGCCCCACCAGTCCTGTGTCTTGTTGGTCAACACGACCAAGTCGGCGTTCACACGTTCTGCATAGGCCTCCATGAGCGGTTTAGTGTATTTCAGCATCTGCTGGAATGCATCGCCCACGGCGATCGTGATGATCAGGCGTGGAGACGCTGGAACAACGGCATCGACAACCGGTTTCCATTGCACCTCCGGAATCATCTCGATTGGCATCCGTTCATGTTCGATCCACACGCCGCGCCATATTCCTTCGTCATCGAGACGCAAATGACAAGTCGGTCGATCGAGTCGCGCTAGCGTGAGGACCGGTTCGCTGCTTACATGGTTGAGGTGCCACAGCCGTTCACATTCGGCGGCCCCTTCGGTGACGATGCCCTGCGGACCGAGCCGGATCCAGCGTTCGTCGTACCCTACACGGCGGTACAGGGCTCGCGCTCCTTCCAGCGAAGCGATGGTCTCGGACTCTTCCATGGTCGGAGCTTCATTTTTCCACAGGATGCCACTCCATTGGCTTGCCAGATCCCGAACCAATTGGAAGCAGAGTTCCTCATTGGCCAGCGAATCCACAAAACGATTGCCACCGAATCGCCATTTGTCCTGGCATCGATGCTGGAAGACGATCTGACCGCGGAAATCGAACTGAACGATCGTGTGGACATTCCATCCAGGACCGGCGCTTGGCATCGCATACTCCGTTCCCAAACGCCGCCACCCAAGATGAAAACACTCCTTGTCTCCATAAACATGCTGGAACGTGAAGTCCGAATGCTCGGCATAGAATAAGGACAACCGCAGTTCCCCATCGCAACGGCGCTTGTCGATCAGGTACTGGCCCGATTCGAAGGCCCGTTCATGCTGGGCGACCTCGGGATCTGCCATGTCGTGCATACCAAAAACTCGCCACACGCCAGGCTTGAGCGTCCAGCATGCATAGTCGGGCCAGAAGACCGCGCCATGGCGATTGAATTCCTCGCAGTCGAAGAGGTAGGTTGGATCACAAACGACCCCATTGTCCGCATCCAGGAACAGAACTTGCGCGAACGGCGAGTGAAGCGTTGCAAAGAGCTTTAACTCCCATCCACAGAGAATGCGACAGCGATGTTCTTTTTCCACTTCCCGAGCATCGATGCATTCCACACCGAGGGGTTCGAGGAGGCGCTTCATGTAGGGATCCATCTCGGAATCCCCGAGATACCAAAGCTGAATCGGGAGCGTGCATCCAAAGTGACGAAGCAGATTCACGTTGACCCACACGCTTGGAAAATATTTCAAGCCGCCACCCGCAATAACGATGCCTCTCTCTTGGGAGTAGGGCATGCGGCTAGGTTTTATCTCATCAACGTAGCGATCGACCAGCAACCGATGGGCTTCGATCGTATTGTCCCACGTACCCCAGGCATTGGGCCAAGGACCCGGTGGGCAATGATCGATGAGGTCCATCATCTCTTCTGGAGTCATCTCTGGATGCGCTTCCATGCAACTAGCCATCATGCACCTCGATCGTATTCATTGCATCTATCCACAGCACTTGGGAAGAGGATTCACTTCTTGATAACATTCGGGCGGGATCCCTAAGTCGGCAGCCAGTTGGCGTGGGTCCGCACCCTGGTACCACTTCACCCAATTGAAAACCGGGTTCGGAAAATAGCAGTCTGTAGGCCGAGACTCGGAGCACTGTGCCCAGAAGGAGTATTCGCCATACGTCCCCATGCACTCATTCTTCACAACCCCGACCAAGATTCCGCCAGGTTCGGAGCACAGACCGCCTCCCAGTCCCTGGAAGTACACCGCGACCCACAGGTTTGGACAGAAACCCGAGGATCCCGATGATCCTGAGCTACCAGAGCCTGAACTCCCCTGGCTGCCGCTTGAACCATACGATGCCCCCGAGGAGCCGGATTGCCCCGACGAGCCCGAATTGGAACCGCTCGAGCCTGTAGATCCAGAACCGGAGCCGTAGCTGCCACTCGAGGGTTTACTCCCAGAGCTCGAACCACTCGGGCCAGAGGACCCAGAACCCGATGGTCCACTCTGGGAACCCGAACTCGAACCGCTACCACTTTGCGAACCCGAGTTGGATCCGGAACTTCCAGACATCGAGCCGGAACCGGATGATCCAGATCCAATGGTGCCAGAACTACCACTGCTACCCGATGACCCGCTGGAGCCTGACGAACCGCTGGATCCTGAAGATCCACTCGAACCACTGGATCCCGATGATCCGCTTGAGCCGGAGGATCCGCTGCTTCCTGAGCTTCCTTGGGATCCCGAAACTCCACTTGGCTTCGATCCGGATCCAGATGCTCCACTGCTCCCGCTCGATTCCGAGCTACCACTCGATGACAAAGAACCAGACGAACCGGATGAGCTCGAAGATCCACTCGAACCCGAAGATCCTGAGGAACCCGATGAGCCACTGCTCCCCGAGGAACCGCTCCCTGAAGATCCACTCGACGAAGAGTCGCAGCAGACGATTGCATAGACAGGAAGAGTATCGAACCCCACATACCGCATGAGGTACCGACCCATTTGAGGAAACTCACAGCTAGATACTGCATACAATGGTTCTCCATCGATCATTCCAAGGAAATGTCCGAGCTGACGTTTGGGGCCTTGCCCGGAGCGTTGTTGCACACACGTCGCTGCATACACTGGCAGGTCGTCGATCGAGCCGATCATTTTGGTAGCGATATAGCGACGTGAAGTGAGAGTCATTTGTTGGCATCTACCACCTTGCAATCAAAGATCGTGCTCCAGGTTTTGGACGCGACATCAAACTTCTGGACCACACCCGGGTAGTAACCATTCGCATCGGGGATGTTGCTGGTGATGAAGACGATCTCTTCGTAGTTGACGTCGTCAAATCGAATGACTGCCCAGCGCACAGCACCCGTGGATTCGATCCATTGCACCGATGCTGGTCCGTGCGGAACGCTGCGCAAGTAACCGTTCTGGCCAGTCAAGGTTTCGGCGCATGCATATGCGATCGATCCGACCGAGACTCGTGTAATAATGCAGCCGCCAATTGCCGCGGTGCCAATCATGTTGTTTTTGAGCGGTTCCAGCAGCACTCCAAAACGTGAACCCGTGTTGGCGTTGGGAATCAGGCCTTGAAAACTGATCTGTCGTTTGAACTCTTTGACGTTGGCAACGGGCGTAATAATCGGTGTGCCCAGCGCGACAATCGAAAATCGATCCAGGTCGATACCCGTTTGATTGCGCACCTTGGCGAGGTTGGTTTGACGTGAACTCCCCTCGTCTTTTGAGATCTGATCGTGTCGCTGGTTCTTTTCATGTCGAGACAGATCCACCAGCGCATTCCAAGCCTCGGCCGGAATCTTGAGCCGATCTCCAGGTTGCACTTTACGGAATTGGTCGCCCATGGATCAGACTCCTATTCCGAGTCCTGAGAAATCCCCGTAGGGATAGACCTGTTCCACATAGGCTGCGATGGGACGCTTGATCAGCGCTTTAGCAGTCGCGTCTTCGTCGTCGATAAAGCGAACCCACAGGTATTGCCAACCTTCTTTCGAGATGCCTGTAATGGCTCCCAACGACAGCGAAGCAAAGTTCGGGCTCGCCGCGAAGCGAAAAGTGATCTCCCAGTCATCGAGTCCTCGTTTGGAGCCACTCGCGCCCAGGAATAAGACCTCTCCTTTCGCAAATCCCTTGAATCCTCCTCCATTCACCTTCCCGGTGAGATTGAACAGCGCCAGTTTGTACGCTGGCGTTACGAGATCATTGAGGATGTAATGGGTCTCGGTAAAGTTGAAGACGGGGACGGTGATGTCCGTACCTTCGACTCGATCGTCCGTGACTCCGATGGCACCGAAAAAATCTGGGGCAGTGAAACCAGACGCCGAGTACTTGCCAACGTTGGATAGGCTTTGAGAGATGTGCTGTGTGCCACCGCCGGTATCGAACGAGTACTGCGATTCGCTCTTCCACTTCACATATCTGGCAGTTCCCTCCCAGACACCATTCCCCAAATGAACCACGTGAAAGTCGTCGAGGAACAACTCACCAACTTTTGCGGGAAGCGTTGACACCATGAGGGACCTGGCCGTGGAGTAGTCCTCCGTATTCATGATCATGTAGACCAGATCATGAGTCGGATTGTCCTTGCTCTCGCTGATTTCCTTGGAGTCGAAGCGTTCGATGATGATGGGGGCAGGCATTGGCGGTCTCCTATCCAAAGACCAAGCCACCACGTTCGGCTTGCTGTACGAGTTTCTTGGTGTTGGCGGCGACCTCTTCACTGGCTCGAGCGGTTCGTTCGCCGAGCGAATCGGCTCCGAGGTTTATGGCAGCGATGGGGTTGAATGTCCCAACGACATCCGTTTTCTTCTTGGTCTCCGCCAACGTTTGATCGAAGGCATCGATATTGGGGAGTGCGATTCCCGAGAGAGAGAATTTTCCAGGCGATCCTGGCGACGTCTCGGCTCGTTTGGCAGCCGCTTCACCCAACGCTGATTTCCATTCCCCTTTGGCTTTCTCGAGCTCCGCAGCCGAGTCAGCCAACGCTTTCTGATTGGCCGCGTCTAGAGCCGATTGTTCCCGGGCCTGCATGTCTCCAAGTGCCGACTGCGCTCCTTGGCGATCTTGCTCGATTTGGTTGCGAGCCCTCTGACGTTGCTTCTCGCGATCGAGGATCGTTTGATTCTGAGAGTTGTTGATCAGTTCATCCTGGCGAGCGCTCTCCTCGTTGATCTTGGCGACTTCGGCTTCTGCGTTCGTGTCGCCAAAGAGTCCCTGAATACGGGCCCACACCTTTTGGAAGAAACCACTGAACCGATTCCATCCCTTTTGCAACAGGCTGATCAGGACGGTCCAACTATCGGCGATGAAATGGGTGGTCTCTAACCAGCCCGTTTGCAGGCCTGCCCAGGCATCGGTCATCAGGCCAGCCACGCTAAAGACCGCACTCTGGAATATGCCAATGAAGACCCCCTTGAAGTCGAGCCACTTCGATTGCAAGAACGCAATCCCACGTTGCCATTCCATCTTGAGAGTGAGCCACAAGATTTTGCCTGCGAGGGCAATGTCTCCCGTTGCCAGCGCATCTCCGATCCCTTGCCACGCTGCAAGTGCCGTATCTTTGAGTTCGTTGAATTGCTCGCCCAGCCACTGCATGGCCTGCGTTCCGGCACCGGTCATGTAAACGAAATAGCCAACCAACGCTGTGAGGCCTGCGATGGTCAGCCCAATGGGTGAGACCAGCGCCGCGATCGCGGTTCCCAGGATGGCGACCCCTTGCCCAATCCCCACGAGTACCGCCGCGGCCGCGCCAAAGATGGTGCTCAGACCGATCGCTGCGGTACCTACAGCAACTATCGCTGCACCAACGGCCGCCATGGCCATGCCCACCTTAAAGACGGTGACGATTAAGCCTTTGTTGTTCTTGATCCAGTCACTCGTGGCGACGACGATTCGGACCGTCGCATCGATCATGGATGAGAGAACCGGTTCGAGCGCCGAGCCGATGGTGAAGACCGTCTTCTTGAGCACTTTCCACAGCACATCGATCCGATCCCCAAACGCCTCGGCCGCTTGTGCATCGTCAGTTGCCATGGTCAGTCCCAGTTCGCGGGCTTGCTGTTGCAGTTCTTCGATTCCCTTGGCACCCCCTTGGAGCATGGGAAGCAGCTGCGTTCCCGACTTACCGAAGATCGCCATCGCGGTCGCGGTTTTCATTGCCGGGTCGGTGATTTGCGATATTCGATCGGCGATCAATTGGAACTGCTTATCGGGGGAAAGTTTGGAGAGCCTCGCAACACTCAGTCCTAGGGATGCCAGCGTTTCCTGGGCCGACTGGGATCCAGACGCCGCTTCGAAGAGCATTTTCTGCATCTTCTTTAGGGATCCTTCGAGCGTTCCGAGATCGGCACCCGATTGTTCGGCAGCAAACCCAAGCTCCGAAAGAGCTTCGACCGACACACCGGTCCTTTGGCTCATGTCGACCATGTCGCTTCCCATGTCGGCAAAGACCTTGGCTGCGCCCGCCAGAGGCGTGACGACTCCCGCACCGAGCATCGCCATCTTGGTTCCGATCCCTTGCAGGCTCTTGCCAAAGGCGTCCAGTCGTTTAGCGGCATCGTTGAGTCCCTTCACCAGACGTGAGTCTTTGGTGGAGAGCTCGATGTAGGCTGCACCGGCTTTGATGTTGGAACTGGAAGCCATCGTTACGGGATCTCACCTTGTCGGTCAACAAACACATGTTTGAGGGCCTCGATGCCGACCATCGAGCGCGGTTGCATTCGTTTCTTTCCGTGTGGATTAAAGTCCGCCGGGTGATAGACTTTGGATCGTTTGGCATCGCGATGAAGGTTGGCGAGCATCGCGAGCACACTCGAGGTGTGATTCCAGAGGATTTGGCTTCTTGCCTCTCCCATGGCGATCAGTTCCCGGAGACTGAATGGTCCGGGATCGATTCCGAGGACTCCGGCCAAGTGCCAGACGAGTTGATCCACTTCTGCGCTTCGGTCTCGGGATCGATCGAATCGAGGATCTTCTCCGCGTGATTGAGGACCTTGTCCCGCACAGCTTTGCCCGCTTCGATCGCCTTGCGGAGACTCCCCCTCGCGCGGGCATCGGGGAAAAAATCGATTAATTCCTCCACGAATGCATCGGCTGCTTGGGTAATAACATCCCCGGAAAGTGCGCGACCGAAATCCTCGTCGCTGATCGATTGCTTGTCAGCTTGGTCCTTGCACAAGCAATACAATACGTCAGCCAGTGTTACCGGATCCGAGACGAGTTTCGAGAGGGACTTGAAGCCATCGTCGACCAACGCATAGAGGTCGATTCCGAGCAGGCCCCGGATTCGTTTGACGGATGCAACGTTGATCGCAATTTCCCAAGTCCGTTGGGATGTATCCACAAAACTGTGCATATCGAAAAGCCCTCAGAAGAAGAAATAGATTAGGGAATGGTCATCCAAGCCGGCGGGTTGACGGAGTACGTAGGTTTGGCTGTGACCGAGACGGTAATGGCTTCCTCGAGGGCTTCATTGCGAGAGAAGTTGGCAATGCGGAAAGTCGCGCGCAAGCCCTGGGAACCACTGCTGCCCGGTCCCGTGATGAGTCCGTCCATCACCGCGAACTCCAGTGTGGTGTTGTTAAGGAACGCATCTCGAATGGACGTGAAGTCGGTGTCCACGTTGTCCCACACCATCTCGAATTCGATCGAGGCGTCCTTGAGCGTGCCGACCGTGGCTCGCCAACCGTTATTCGCTCGGGTTGAAACATCGGCCTCCCCGGTCTCGAGGTTCAACGTGAGATCTCGCACGTTGCCAATCAAGTCCCAAGTGGGTGCCGCATACGTCCCCGTGTTTCTGTACAGCTTGGCGTCCAAGCCTAATTTTGCAGGCATATCAGTTGCTCCTTATCGAATGCTGCCTGCCCACATGGATGGCAGACGGTCTTTGACTTTCTCCAGTGCCGGTCCCATGAACGGTCGCTTGGGGTATCGTTCCCGTCGAAACCTCCCGCCAAACTCATGGGCTTTGCCAGCGGTCCCTACGACATCGAAGCTTGGTCCAATGAGCGCCACACCCCGCTGTTTATCCAGCGCGTACATGATCGATCGCTTGAGTTGGCCGCGGCGCGTATTGGGTGGACTGCCTGGCGTAGCGGCAGTTTTGCGCCTTCGAATGGAACGTCGAGCAACCAAGCGAAGGGTGGCAGCCGCATGTCCCAGGCTTTTGAAGTTCCCTTGCTGGGCCTTGCGCTTGATTTGGTCGATCGAATGCTTCGTGGTAACCTTCACAAGAATCATGGTGGTGCTTACGGTGCGGTGTACCCCTGGGCATTGACATAGACCGCAGCACCGGTGGTGATGCAGGCGAAGTTCAGAGCCGTATTGGCCGTGGTGCGCAGCGGATTCTCAAAAATGATCTCTGCCATCGGTGCGTTGGCAGGCAAGTGGCCTCGCCAGATGATGGTTGCACCATCCTTAAGGACGATTTCGGTGGCGACTGCTGAGTTGTTGGAAAGCTGCATCGAGCAGATGTAGCGTCGCAAACCCGCACCTGCGGCGGCAGCCAACACCACGTCGGTCGTATTGATGACACCACCCGCAGCAGAAGCATAGGACCATTCGAGTTCGGGAATCTGCCAAGGACGCGTAACAAGCACTCCCTGAAGAGTTGCTACCAAATCGGCGACATCTCCTGTTGCGACGCTCGCGTATGCCGCTGTGAGTGCTCGTGCTGCAACCCGTACAGGATTACCGGAAACGACCGCATCATGGGCTGCTTGCCCAGCGACGTTCGCGGTAACCGTTCCGATGTTCGTGGAGTTCGCCGTTGCACCCGTGAGAATGACTCCGAGCCCTTGCCCAACGACTGTTTGCCCACGGCCCGCGGTGATCTCGGCCGTGAGTTCAGCGTAGTCCTGGCAGTTGATGAACTGCGATTGAAAGTTGATGTTGGCTGCAGGTGCAGCAGCAAGAGCCACTTGTCCCGAGCCAGCAACATACGCGCCTCCGAAGACTGTACCCGTCAGATCGATCGTATTGGCGTCGATCACCGTGGCCGAGTAGTTTCCCCTCACTGCGTTTCCGTTGTTCGTGACTCCATTGAGGTATTCCACCCAGATCGTCTGCGTTCCGGTGTATCCGTGCGCTGTCGACGTGAGGCGAATCACGTTGCCTGGGCCAGCGACCGCATTCGATACCGCCTTGAAAGCTTGGTGGTTCATCGAACGGATGCGGACCTTGTATGTGGCTGTTGGATCCGGGATCTGTTGGTGGCGCACGTAGGAGTTCGACCGCCCGTTCGTCGAATCCATTGCCCGCGAATGAAAGTAGCATTCGTCCGAGAAAGGCTCGAGTTCGAGAATCGAGTAGGTTGCAGTGGAGATAATCGCGGAGGCTCCGGATGCAATCGGGGCGAGGCCACCGTTTTGCACGCCGTAGACCATTTGAGTCACGGTTGTACTCGCCGCACCTCCGACATCGATGTAGAGACTGTGTTTTCCGTCGGGGATGCCTGTGATCGGATCTACCGAAACGGCTTCCACAATGTGGTGCGTATTGGCCTGGCGGGTTGCACCCGACTGAACGGCGACCATTGCACGAAACGGGATCGTGAACATGTCTTTGGAGAGCAGTTCGACGAAACCTCCTGCAGTCGTGCCGGAGCCGATCGTCAAAACACCTCCAGAAACAACGGCTGTCGAACCGCCGCTGGTGGTCAGATCCCATAGATCGGTCAGTGGACGCGTCCAGGAATCTCGAAACTTCTTCTGGATCGATTTCACCTTGAACATATCGTCCAAGTCATCCAGTCCAGGAATTTCGCGCGTGACTCCTCGCGAGTTGGTGAATTGCATTCGGAATGGACCAATGTCTCCTGTGGTCATCGGTTACCTCCAAAGGCGAAACGTGAGAGTCAGAACGCTGGTGAATTGACGAAGCTCTTGCAAATGATCGGGGGCGTAGACAGGTGCGTTCTCCACGTTGGTGCATCGTGCGCCAGGGTAACTGGCCAGAGGATTCGATCGGAAATGGTCTCCGATCTCCTCGACCAGGAGCATCAACGAGTCGATCGATGGAACGTCGTTCGGTGTCTTCTTTTGGACCGCTATGTCGATCTGATAATCGAAGCTATCCCTCGACCGATCTAGCGACGAGCTGCTCAGACCTCTCGGAACGACAGTTATTTTGAGATCGGACATCGATTGCAGGTCGAAGACAGGCAGGTAAAGCCGCTGGGCTGTGAACGGCTGACTAAACGAGCTTCCGTTTAGTTCAGCGGTCACTGCATCTGCGATTGCCACGATACTTGCCGACATCAAACGATCCCGATCTGTTTGGTGTGAATCCGTAGTAACTTGTGGTGTGGGTCAGACCATCGCCAAGGTGGTTCGCTCCCAGGAGCGTTGACCTCGTAGATGTAGACCTTGCCATCCAATGTTTCGCGGATCGTGTCACCACGCTCCGGCAAGACTGGCGAACCAGCGAGTACCAATTCATTGGGTGAAATCAGAAAGTCACGGTCGGTCCATTGCATGTGAACGCCACCATAACCATCTTCAAGTTTCATCAACGTACGACCGATGATGGCCGTTACGTTCGCCTGGTCGGATCCCCTCAAGTAAACGACTGTGGTTGATGCGTGGGTCTTGAGTTGATTGGCGAGCCATTCTTGGCCCGCGCGAAGCATATCGGCCATCGAACAACTCCCACTAGGTCTTGATGTTGGTCGGCGGCCTCGAGTTTTGTTCCATGAGTTTGAGCAACTGCTGGTATTGATCCATTAGCTGTTGGAACTGGTCGTCGCTCAGCAATGTATTGCCTCGAGACTTTCGAGCATTGCGGATCGCTTGGAGCACCAAGGGCAACCCGTACTGCAATCCCAAAAGCAAAAGGATGCTGGATGCAGCTGAGGTTGCCACCAATCCCATCGGTGTCCACTGCGGATCTTCAGGTTGCCGAATGGGTGCTGGTGCAACGTCGTCTGGTTCGCAAGGTGAGGGTTTGAGATTGGGACGATCAACGATCGAGTCGATCACATCGTCTTGAACTTGTGCCTGTGCCAAAAGGTTCACTGGCCAACGCTGGGGTTCGCCATAAATAGTGGATGGAACCTGAGCAATCATTTGCTCTTCGTCGCTCAGACCGCTTACTTCACGTGTCCCTGCCGGCAGACCTTCGAGAGTTGCGGGAAGCTTTCCTCGCATTGCGCTGAGCAGAAACGGTGTTGATTGACCGAGCCCTTCACCACCACCGGCCCAAGTTAGGAGTCCCACCACGCGAGGACCTCCATCGGTGTAGTCGATCAGGCTCGAACCACTCCGTCCCCCGATGGCTTCGGGTTTCCAAGAGAGGATTTGACCTTCTTTGCGATTGAGTCTGAGGACTTGCAGACTGGGCCATTCGCACCGCGGGCATCCAAAGGTCGTGACAGACGATTGATCGCTGGGGTACCGATCGGCCAGAGGAATTGGATCGACATCCTTAGCGAACGCTTGGCTGCACTTCAATAATGCAAAGTCAACACTGGTCCCTTTGCCATAGCCAGATGCGATGATCGTTCCGGTTCCTCTTTCACTGACACCGTTGGTGTTCCACCGTTCGACGTTGACGGTGCGACCTCGCTGCGTCCCAGCAACGTGCGCGTTGGTCAGCACGATCGCGTTCCCCTCGGAGGTTCGACCAACAACGGTTCCACTCCCGCAAACACCGCTAACGGTAACCCGAACTGTCGCACGTACGACTTGATCGAAGCGATCTCTGTCGAGTCCGTTGGCTGTTGCCCGCGGCTCTTGATCCACAAGAGCGAGTTCTTCCCGCAATGGATCAAGAACGATGGCGCCCGGAGTAGCCTGCGCCACCTGACACTTGCCATCGATACAGATTTTTTCCTGTGCGAATGAAACAGAGGCGATGCAAGATGCCACCAGCAGAAGGAGCGAAAGAGAATTTGTTTTCATAGTGATTCCTGCGAATGATGGAAACTCAAAACGGGATGTCGGTCTGAGATGATTGGTTACTGACTGACTCGAATTCGCACCGTGGTGTCTGCTAACGCTGCAGCTCGAACGACTTTTCCGATCGCCTTGTTCCCTGCGGACGTGGTCGTCACCACGTTGTTGGTGTCATCCCAGTAAAGAATGGTGCCGACGGTGTAGGCGACACCCGTGTTCTTGTTGAAGTCAAAGACTCCATCGACCGCGAGTGCACCGGTTTCACCTGCAGCGAGTGGACGGAGGGTGACTCCCACCAGATCCCCTTGCACGACCACGTCCCCGGAAGCAAGGGCACCCGCGGGAGTGTGGTCGATGTAGTGACCCTCTTGAATGAACGTTGCCTGTGGCATGATTTATCAAACCTCAATAAATGGATCGGATGAGTGAATAAAGGAACAACGTGCCAAGCGAGGCTTACACTTCGCCCTTGCACTTGATGGCTGCACGCGGATCTTGCAGCGCGACACCGAAGTCGTGGTAACCACGCATTTGGACGCCCAAGACGTTGAAGTCGGCGTCAGCCGTTTCGATGGTTGGGGCTTCTTGTCCGTTGAGGAACGCGACCTCGATCAGAGGTAGATCGTTCGGGTCGGTAATCAGGTACCATGCCTTGGCGGAGTTGCCGGTGTAGTTGGTGTTTGCCAAATAACGACTGACCTCCACTCGAAACTTTCCGACGTGCGGGTTCGAGATGGGAGTGCGTGCGTTGGCCGTGTTGTCACGCATTTCCAGCGACTTGTAGAGCTGGGTTCCGATCGCCGAGAGTGCAGTGGGCACAAGAACGATCGCAGGCATGGTTCCGATCGGTTTGCCATCGGAATCGACCAGGTCGTAGTATGCGACTTCGGCCTTGGTCAATCCGTCAATCGAGAGGACCGTGTCCGTGCCCGATAGGAAGTTCTTATTGCCTGCCGTGAAGAACGCCGCATTGTTCATAAAGATCGTCCAGAAGACATCGTTGATCTTCAGGCCTGATCCGCGACCGAGTTTTCGTGGAACGGTCGTAATCGCTCCGAGGTCGTCGTTGATGATGTCGCGTCGATCGACGGCCATCATCAAGCCGTAAGTGTCCGCTTTGTTGGTGTAGCTCTCGTTGCCGAGATTCCCATGCTTGAGCTCACCGCCGGGGGCGACCAATTCGTACTGGTCCTTGCCGATCAAGCGGTAACTGGTCACGGTCTTGAAATCCGAGACGTTTCGAACCGCACAGATGTTGCGCCAAGTTCGTTCAACACTGAAGAAACCATCCAAAAGGAACTTATTGGCCACGTTGGACAGAATGCCACCGATGTCGATGTTGCTCACCGAGCTGGCTTCAATGGAGCTACCGAAGGCAGCTCGCATCACGGCGCGGTGATCGCGAAAGTTGCGACCGGAGTAGCCGTTCGCCCAAGCAGCTTCCAGGAGCAATTCCTGCAATCCGATCCCACCGCGGAATCGTCTTGCGGCCAAATCGAGCGATTGCTCGTCAGCGACTTCTTCGACGTTCGAGAGGTTGGCTGCCAGGAAGCATGCGGCTTCCAAAACAGATGCATTGATCGTATTGTTCTGCACATGGATCGCAGGAACTGCAGGGCGCGTCGCCCGGATCTTTTCGAGTTCTGCCTTTTCAAGGTTCCAGCCTTCACGGATGGCGCGAGCCTCCAAACTCGGAAGAGCACCGTTGTAGATCCGGCGAATCGCAGCGATCCGTTCGAGTTCGGTCGCATGTGCGGCTCGCATCGCTTCAATGGCTGCAGTCACCTCCGTTGGATGGTTCACTGGCTCGGTTGTTGCCGGCGCCGGAGTGACAGGTGTGGCAGGAGTTGCGTTGGTATCGTCTTGAGATGGAGTTTGCGAATCGTCCACGTCTGGTTCTCCGGGGGTTGCAGATGCCTGAGCCGCGACGCTCGCGCTCGTTGCTCCGTCGGCACCAAGGTCTACGAAACTGATCTCACCAAGCGAGGACTTTCGGACGACGTTCACCGGACCGCTGTACTGGGTGCCGTTGACAGTAACCTTTTGCCCATCCTTGACGAACTCGAATTCATCCACTCCAGCGCCGACCGAGGCTTGCCAAGGGAATCCATTCTTGGAACTCACGACGACTTCCCGGGCTGCCGGCGTGTCTCGTGAGACGATGCCCGTGGCGATGAGTTGGCCTGCTTCGACTCGGATTGCATCGGTGTGGCCAACGCCCGAGAGTGGGTCGTGACCGAAGCGGATCGGGCGGGCCTGTGATGGAATCGAGAGGCCAGCCAAGTCGATGATGACTGGGTATCGCCAGCCAGCCACACGCATCGGACCGCCGGTGTATGCAACCATGCGGAACCTTGGCAGCGACGCTGCACTTGAACCGTCTGCTGTCGCATCGATGTCAATGACAGCCGTTGCGGAAATGCTCAGTTGGCTTTGGTGTTGCTGAGGCTTATGCATCATCGGCGGGGACCTCCTCGTCTTGGACATTGGCGTCTTCCTGATTCGTGGTGGAATTAACCGGCCCTGTAGCGAGACCGAGTTCCGACATGAGTGCGATTTCCTTCGCTCTCTGGCGAAGTTGTGTTTCCCAGTCTTGCCCTCGCTTGGCGTACTCATCCGCCAATGTGGTGGTGTGACTGGCTAAGCGAGTGGCTTGCGCACTGGCTTCCTTAGCGGGATCCACGTGTTCATGACCGTCCCAGAACCATTGGTGTGGCCAATGGACAAACGGCCCAAGTCCACTTGGAAGCAATCCGGGCAAAAGAGCGGCTTCATCGAGCCATGCGGCAAGAAGGCGATCGAGGACGGCTCGCTCGAGATGCGATTGTTCGACGCGGATCGCTTTGTAGTACGTCTGGTGATCCAGGCGACCGGAGGCGTAGTTGTATCCCGAGCTATTGCCAGCTGCGACGTTGAACGGCATGTTCAAACAGCGAGCGATTTCATTGAGCAACTCATGTTTGAACTCTTCATAGGTCGTCGATGGTTGTTCGGCTTGCATCTGAGCCATCTTCCAACCGCCAGGCATCGTCACGAGGGCTCGCTTCTCGAGTTCGATCGGCTCAAAAGGTTCGGCCGCATCGGCCTCCCCGTTGGCCGGTGCGTCGGTGTAAAGGATCCCAGCGAAGTCGGCTGCGGTTTCTGCAGCAGCCAGAACGGCGAGAGTGAATCGGCGAAGTTGTGCGAAGAGAGGCAACGCCGGCATGATGTCCGGAATGCCCCGTGTTTGTCCCGGCCGATCAGCACGGAACCAGTGCAGCACCGCATCTGCAGGGATGCGATCGTAGTCGCTGCGTGCCGAGTAGAAGCTATCGCCAGGATGATTGCGCAGAATGTGGTACTCGATCGGATTGCCGGCGGAATCGAATACGATCCCGTCCACTGCGATCGTGGAAAGGCGGTCGAGATCGGGCGTCGTGACCTGGTCTGCCTCGACAAGGCGAAGGTCGAGTTGGACCTCCGTATTGAGGCGAGGATTGTTCGTTAGAATTGCGAAAGATTCGCCATCCGTGGCGCGTGCCATCCGCATCGTGCGGAGTTTTTCTGCGAGATGGACTGCACGGGCCCAATGCATGAAGGCTAGCTCAATGCGACGATTGGCTTCCGCATCGCCTGTGAGCATTTGCAACCGGGGGCCGGTACCGACGACGTCATGCGCGAGGGTTAGAACAATCCCGCGGGCATACGAGTTGTTGGCCGTTTCATACCGAGCACGGTTTCGAAGGATTCGTCGAACCTCTGCGCTGTTGGCCGCATTGGGCGATAACCCATCGGCATTGGCCCAATGGCGTCGATTATCGTCAGTGGTTACGGCAGCGTCGTAGCGTGCGCGCACAATTCGCAGCGCGCTTGGTATGTGACCGCGCACCGGCTTTTGTGACCACCAATTACGAATCCAGGACAACACGGTTACTCGGCCCCCGGTGGAACAATCTTGTTGAAGACCAAACCACGACGCTTCGATTTCGCGGCTTCCTTGGAGGCTAGATAGCGATCGGCTTCGATTTGGTCAGTCAGCTTGTGCTGTTCCACACTGCCTGCATCGCCAGATGCTTTGGCAGGACCTTCCGCATTGGTGCGAATGGACTCTTCGATTTCTGCCATGGGCAAGTAACTCACACGCAAGAGGAACACGACCAAGAAGAATGGGTCGGTGGATGTGTGGGTCAATCGGTGGTTGGGTAGAGGGCGATGTGAATCGACGTTTCAAGTTTTAGCAGCCGTTCAACTGCTGCCTAGAGGCAAAGTCTGGTTTACAAAAGCCTGTTCCATAGATGGAACTCGGCAATTTTTTGCCATGCAATTTCAAGGTTGGGAAGGCTCTGTATTTCTGCGCATGGACTCTCGACGGGCGATCGTTCCAATCATTCGTTCGGTCGTCAAGAACCTCGTGTAGCACTTTGCGCACTGTCGCAACCGAACGATCTTCGATTCTCGTTTGCGTGTGTAGACCACATCGAGTGTCTCATGCCCGCACTCGCTGCAGACAAGTCCTCGCTTACACTCAACCTTTGTCATGGCGATTCCTCTTTCGTTGGATTTCCGCGAAACTCACCCGTGACCTATTCTGTGAAGCCACCACAGAAAACTCCTTCAATGCCGCACCTTGCATGGACGCAGCAACCGCACAACCGACGATGCAGTCGAACCAGTGGTTGTCTCCACGCTCGGGGCGCGATTTCCATTCATCGACGACGCGACCACGCCCTTCGGTTTTGACTCGATACTCTGCCGTCAGATGTTCTGCAAAGAGTCGGTGCGTCTCCGGTGAGTCACCAAAGAGCGAGAGGCACCCACGATCACCCATGGGAACCGAGAGTCGCCCGTACAGGAAAGACTTCCAGTAGTTCGTGTCGTACACTACGTGTCTGACGGCTCGTTTGCCATGGACGTTGGGAACACGCCAATTATGGCCGACGCGATCCCCTGGACGTCGCTTGTATTCTGAGAACGGTTGGCTGGATGCTCCCACGAAGCGACCGTGGCTTGGCATCACGATCCCCGCATGAAGCGACTGGCGAGAGAACTGGTAGATCACATCGGTCGACAAACCCCAGTTCGCATCAACAAGGCATCGATCGATGCGGATCGCAGCGCCGTCATCCCGTTGCCATTCTCGCGAAAGCTGTTTGTTGATCAGCGTCTCGAGGCCGGCGTAAATGGCACCTTCGAGCCCGACAGAATTCGAAATCGATGCGAGGGTGTTTCGCGCATCCCGAAGGGTGAAGTACGGACGCTGCTGATCGGGGTAAGCCCCATATTCGACGATGTAGCCGGTAAAGTCCGATTCCCAAGCTGCCACCACATAGAACAGCAAGTTCGCTTGGACATCGACAAACATGGTGAGGTGATTGACACCGATGGGAATTTCACCGCGTTGCATGCGGTTGAATTTGCTCGAGATCTGATCTGCGGTAAGTTCCTCTTCACTGGCATCGATCTCTGGTAATGGTTCGTTTTGGTACTCCGCAAAGAAGGCCGCTTCGTCTTGCAGCTTGAGATTCATCGCATGCTGGATGGCGGACTGTTCGTCGTAGTTGAACCGCTCGGTCCAAGCGACCACTGCGCCTTGATCCATCTCGTCTCGGTTCTCGGCATAAAATGCGGTGGCTAGTTCGATATCCCCCTGGGTGCGAAGGCTCTCGGCTCGAATCTCGCTGTAACGCTGCCAGAGTTTTTCATTGGTTGGGAACGAATAGACCATCTTGGTCCGTTCCCCGTTCCACTCCGGATGGCGATCACGCGAGAGAATGTTGTCGGCCATGTCCCCGGGGCGAATGACAGTGCAAGGCATGATGCCTGAAATCTTCTTGCCTGGACCTGCGAGCCCAAGGATCGCACCGGCGAGAATGCTCTCGCGCGTGGCACATTGGGAGAGTGATCTCGCCGATTCGTCGGTCTGTGGGTCGTCGATCACGACCAGCGTGGGCCGAGCGGTTTTGCCATCGGCCCGCTTGTATTTCATTCCACGGATCCGACCGGTGATGCCGGCAACCTTGATGATGGCACCCGAGGCTGGGCTTCCATCTATCGTTGGCAGTACAACCTCTTTGGCGGTCCATCCGATATGGGTTCGTTCTCCCTTGAAGAGCTGGCCATTGCATCGATTGGCGATCCCATCGAGAGCTTGGATCGGAAACACGACCTCGGGGTAATCAGCCAAGAGCAGTTCGTTCCCATCGAGTTCGGTCTTGATCGATTCCAGCATGTCACATGCATGACCTTCGTCGCTGCCGATCAGGCACACGAACTCTCGGTGGCCATTGAGCACCGCCCAGATACATGCGCATTCACAAACGCTGGTTTTGCCACTACCGCGAGGCATCGCCATCGAGAAGAGTCCACCTCGAAGGACCGCTTGTTCGATTCTCCCGATGACCTTCAAATGATCGTCCGACCAAGGCAGATGAAACGTCTGTGGAAAGTAGGCCTCGCAGAAGTATCGAAAGTCGGACTTTGCCCGTGACTTGCGATCGGGATCGACGACCGCAGGTAGTTCACCAATATCGCGACCTGCAAGGGCCATCGCTGCATTGCGAGCGCGAGCATTCTCTTTCATCCGTTCGTACGGATCACCTTCGTTTTCCTTGCGTGGTGCGTGCTTCTCTTGAACAAGCCATGCGATGTACCGAAGGAGATCGACGTATTTTCCATCACCGATTCGGTTGCCCGCTCGCATGCGATGACGATGGAGTTGGCGATCGGAGAGGACTTCGCCGAACGGTGTAGAGTTCAAGAGCCGGCATAGCTCGCTCGGCTTGAGCTTTCTGGGATCACTCGCCACGAGACATCTCCTTGAGCAACCAGGCTCCGTAGGTCACAAGGCTGATCGTGCCGTCCTTGTTTTGGGGTGCGCCCGATGCAAGGTCAGCTGCAATGTGTTCTTCCGGAACTCGAATCTTGGCAGCTGCCGAAAGGAGCTTGGCAGCCTGCTCTGGAGTTAGTCGATTCGGATCGATGGGGGGCTTTCGATCACTCATGAGCGACTCCCTTCACGGTTTTCTGGCGACGAGGTCGACACGATCTCCTTCATCGCGTTCCGGCCATTACTGGAACGATTCATGCAAACCGGCCGCGACACTGCCCCACAAAACGTCTTTCTCGGATATGGCTTATCAATCCCCGACGCATTCAACGCGACGCGACACGCGCAAACGTCGTTGGTTTGTTGGCATGCGAAAGATTCTTGGTAATTGCTGTGGATGAATTCCGTAATCGGCTTGCTGTGTTCCCAACCGCATGGCTCCTGTGTTGGGACGTTCTTTGGACAACCACTTTCAGACAGACTGGAGAGACAAACATGACGATCGATGAGTTGATTGCACGGCTCGAAGAATACCGCGAAGAAATCGGTGGCAACGCCGAAGTGCGATTGATGACGCAGCAGAATTGGCCCTTTGAAAACAACATCTATGGCTTGGCGTCTGGGGCCGAGATCAACGACTCCGACGAGGACGACGAGGATGGGGGCGATGACGAAGTTGCGGCCGAGGATTCGGTTTTGTTCATCGTCGAAGGTCGGCAACTCGGGTACGGAACCAAGCGAGCCTGGGAAGTCGCCCGTAACAACTAGTTGGAGCGAAGCGTGGCGAAGCTCGCCCAGAAATGGGCGGGCTTCTTCGCATGTTTCGGAAACCTGAAAACATTTCTGGAAATGAATGCGGATCCTGCTTGATGTATTCCGAACCGCATGGCTCATGTGAGTATACGCGAAGCGATTCACCACCCTTTCCCAAACGGAGCAACGAACATGACCAACCAGGAGATCGACGTAACGGACCTCGACCTGAAGATCACCAAGATCGAACGACGTACCTCCTGCGGAGGTGCTTGGGTCCGAGGAACGGTCAACGACACGATGCGATTCGACGCCCTGGTCTTCGCAGAACATGCCGAGTGCGAAGAGTACGAACTCGGACGCAGCAGGATCTCGAAGCTTTGGATCCAAGACCGGAAGACGAAGACGACCCTTTTCAACTTCGACCGCGGGTTGGATGTACCGGCCACGAGCACCGAAGTGCAGGTGGTGGTGGATTTCCTGTCGGTCGGATTGGCCGACCTGGTCTGGGGAGCCTAAGCCGAAATCCCGACTCGATCGGGATCGTCGCTCGGTAGTGCGAGCGGCCTGACGATGGCAGCTAACCACGGTTCCACAATGGGAGACAGACAGATGAAGAAGGCAGAGGTCAAGATCGGCGGCAAGTACTACGCGAACGTTTCGGGCAATCGATGCGAGATTCAAATCGATGCAGAAAAACCACGCGGCGGTTGGGACGCAACGAACCTCGCGACCGGCAAGAAGATCCACATCAAGAGCACCCAGCGGTTGCAGGGCGAGGTCGGCGCACGTAAGGGGGCCGCGAAAAACCAAAACGATACGGCTCCCACCGAGCCGGCGGATGCCGCGGCAGAGATCGTACCGATCAAACCCAAACGGGTCGCTAGGAAGACCGACGGCGACCAGCCCAAACGCCTGAGTGCGTTGGCGGCCGCCCACAAAGTCCTGAGCGAAGCCACCGAACCCCTGAACGTTCAGCAAATGATCGAAGCGATGGCGACCAAGGGGTACTGGACGAGTCCGGGTGGCAAGACCCCTCACGCGACTCTCTACAGCGCGATCCTTCGCGAGCTCGCCAAGGGGGACGCTTCCCGATTCGTAAAGACCGAACGAGGCCGATTCGTAGCTGCTATGGCGACAACCGAGTTGGCTTAATGAGCAGCGACCCAAATCACCGAGTCGCAGATGCGATTCGAACCGCCGGTTCCCCAACAACGCCCCACGCTTGCGACGTGTGGGCGTTTTGTCGTCACGTTTCGTCATTACCCCAATAGCGTCATCGACGCGCACGTGGCCAAACGGTGGCGTTTGTGGGCATCGAAAACATTCTCCGGAATTCCAAAACATTGCTTCCCAGATTGGCTTGATGTGACCGCAAACGCATGCGAACTGTGTGTGAACGCCCAACGAATACAACCACGCAAGCACGGAGAATCCACGATGACCAACGCAAACAATCAAGCCAACGAGAAGATCCTTCGCGACGCCTTTCGCGCGATGGACCCATACCAAGCCCAAGAGATTCGCGAAGCCTACTACAAAGCGGTTGAGGGGCTTTACACCTTGGCCGAAATGCTCGAGATCGCCGACGCGAAGCAAGCACAACCGGCCGGCCCGCTGTTGAACGAACACTTCCACGCGATCGAAGCGATGGATGCGATGAAGAAAAGCCTTCTTGGCAAGATTCTCTAACCGAGGAGCAACAAAACGATGAGCGACGCCCTCAAGATCGGAGTTCGGATCCGATTGATTTCTATGCCTGAGGATCCAGACCCGGTTCCGAACGGCTCCTTTGGCACCGTTCGGGAAGTTCACCGTCACCACGACTGGATGCAAGTCGAAGTCGATTGGGACAACGGCAGGCGTCTGATGCTCACCATTCCTGATGACCTGATCGAAGTACTCAGGCCAGACAACTTCAATTCGTAAAGGGACCGAGACATGTCGACGCGAGCCACGATTGCCTGTGCTGATTCCGATGGAAGCTACCATGCTGCCTACTTGCATTTTGATGGCTACCCAGAACACGCTGGGGCGGTTCTCAAACAACAGTACAACTCCATCGAGAAGGCCTCGGCTCTGATCGCTAGGGGTGAGTTGCGAAGTTTGAATTCGAGTGGTGGGGAGCCCGATTATTTCTCTCGGGCGCGTCCCCCAAAGCATCTTCACGATCGCGGGTCACTCATGTCTTTCGCACGCAACTGCGATGCGAACTACCTCTACGTCTTCGAAGACGGCCAGTGGCAGTGCCACAAGCTGTAACCCTACTTCGCGTCTGATGGACGCATCGGAATGGGGGATGTTCCGGTACGTTCCAGGATCGCGGGCTTGCCAGTGAACCGTTGATAGCGATCGACGATCACGTCGGCATACAGCGGATCGAGTTCCATCAAGTATGCGTTACGACCTGTCTGTTCGGCAGCGATCAAGGTCGATCCGCTACCTCCAAACAGATCCAGCACGTTCTCACCTGGTCGCGATGAGTACTGCATCGCACGCACCGCCAGCTCGACTGGTTTCTCGGTCAGGTGGATCATTGACTGCGGATTGACTTTCTTGACGTGCCAAAGGTCGGTCGCATTGTTTGGGCCAAGCCAAACATGCGCTGCGCCCTCAGCCCAACCGTAAAACGCAAGCTCGAACGCACCCATGAAATCCTTGCGGGTCAAAACTGGATGCTGCTTATCCCATACGATGCTCTGGCTAAAGTACAGCGCGTGGCGTTTGAGGAACGGGGGATAGTTTCCAAGATTGGCGTACCCACCCCAGATGTAGAAACCGCGTCCAGGATCGAGCACTCGTGCAATGTTCCCAAACCACGCATCGAGCAAACGATCGAACTCTTCGTCGGTCACGAAGTCGTTCGCCAGCGGACGATCCTTGGCCCGGAGTTTCTTGTGAGTTGGAGGATGCTTGGGTTTGCCGGTCTCGTGATCAATGCCAAAGGATGCGGCGTTTCCTTGCCCCCCTTTGAGTTTCTGCGACGCGCTGTCGTTAGAGAACGATGATAGGCCGGCTGCGATCGCGTTGTTCGAGCGTGGCTCGACCTTCACGTTGTAAGGCGGATCCGTGTTCACCAGTTGGATCGTCTTGCCACCAAGGAGTCGATCGAGGTCTTCGGGTTTCGAAGAGTCACCGCAGAGCAGGCGATGATTGCCCAAGATCCAAAGATCTCCAGGTTGGGTCACCGCTTCGTCGGGAGGTGCCGGCACATCATCGGGGTCCGTAAGCCCCTCCTCGACTTCTGTCTTGAGGAGCTTGAGCAACTCATCTTCGTCAAACCCCAAGAGGGACAGATCGAAACCGTTGGTTTGCAGATCGCCTAGTTCGATCGGGAGCAGATCGTAGTTCCAATCGGCAAGCTCCGCGGTCTTATTGTCGGCGATACGATACGCCTTGATCTGCTCTGGTGTGAGGTCCTTGGCAACGTGGACCGGTAGCTTTTCGAGACCGAGCTTCTGTGCAGCTTTGAAGCGTGTGTGCCCGCAGATGATCACCCCTTCGGAGTCGACGACGATCGCTTGGCGAACGCCAAACTCACGGATCGAAGCTGCAACGGCATCGACAGCGTCATCGTTGATGCGGGGATTGTTCGGGTAGGGACGAATGCGATCGAGGGACCAAACTTCGATTTTCATCGAACGACCTTTCCAAGGGAGAAACGAAACGGAAAGGGTTCTGTCGATGTGTGTTTGGTTGGGTGGTTGGCTCGGTTGGGTTGGATCGCTGGGTTGGATGGTTGCGGGAAGTTTATGTTTCCCACACACAAAACAAACTCTCTCTAACTTGGTGACCGTTCCCACGCCCCTCAGGAACGCGAAAATCGTGGGGAGGACCCATGTCAAAGATCGTCGTCAGTGCCAGTTTGGCACGCGCCGTGTGAGGCCCAAAACAGGCCCGCCGACGCGAGATGTTCTATTGTTGGCCTTGGACCGCGATCACGCAAGTGCGTCGCGTCTATTGGGCCAACGGTTGCGTTTGGTTGGGTGCGTGGATTGTGTGGTTGGCGTCAATGCTGATGAGACGATTGGGTTGTGATGTGAAGTGGTCTTGATGATTCGATTCGAACTGCCCACACCAGTAGTCGTTGAATACGACGGGAAAGCTTCCTATTGGCTGCAACTCTTCAGACACCACGGGAGGGTTCCGTCGACACTCACCTCCACCACGAATCTCATCTCCCGAAATGGATATCCGGTCGGGTCGATCGGAAGGTGGGTAACCGAAGTAGTGCCGGCACTGATCACATCGTCGCATAGCAGACTCCTAAAACATGAAGAGAAGAAAAACGTTCTGACCTTTTTGCCATTAAACCGCAGGCTCGCACGAGCCCTCACGCACACACGTACGCGCACGTGCGCGTGTGATGCGTGTGTATATATGGACATAAGTAGAGAGATATGTTCTATAGATATAATTCTGCGACCCCCCTGGCCAAATGGTAGAAAGGCCACAACACCACATTCCCTGGGGAAGACGCATTTTTTGACGGTGCTTTTGGCCGTTATGTCCGTCTCGGCTAAGGCCTCTTGGACACGAATTATGTCCATGGAAGCCTTGGTCCGATGCCACTTCCGACCTGGACAAATAGCAGACGGCATCCATACCCCAATTCGCTTTCTGCCAGCACGGGCCAAATCGACGGTTGTAAACGTCCAATTCGAGTCGCCAAGTCATGTTGCACCTCGCTTCGGAGATCGCAACCGATAGACGATCTTGGGACGGCCGCCAGAGACGAGACTGTCAGTCTCGATGCGTTCTTGGTCGATCAGCGCGTTGCGGATGTCTTCGTGCTCGCGGCGATTCCAGCGAAGCTTGCGACTGATATCACGGTATGGCATCCAGGTTTCACCGAATTGCTCCGACCATTTTGAGAGCAAGTCGATAACCTTTTGACAACGCATCGCAAAGTCATTCTCGTTGGAGTATGCGTTAGCCATGAAAAGCATCCTTCGCGTCTGATGCATCATGAGGGCCGACGCCCAATTGGCTGCATCAACACCGATCTTCGGATCTACATGGTTTTCACTGATCGCATAGAGTAGCGCAAGCTTTCTTGCCTGCTCATTGACTCGACCCCAGACTGTCGTCCCAACAGAATCATTCTGTTCTTCCGCTTTGCGATACTCGGCCTCGGCCTCGAGACGATTATCCCCGAGGACTTCGATCGCCTCTACCGACTGCGGCACGATCGTTGGAACCGGATGCCAGGACTGAAGATTGCCATTGCCAGGCATCGAGTCCTTCCACCATTTCGCCGTGGAAATCACCCGTTCCGGAATATCCAGTACTTTGGCGTCTTGGCCTGCACCACGTGCACCGCACTCGAGGATGATCATTCGAGCGAAGAAGCCGTTGGTGAGCATCCGCTCGGAAAGTGCCTCGTAGTAGTGATTCGGGATCGCGGTACCGAAGACCACCAAACATGGCTGGTCGATCGCTCCCGGAGACTCCTTGCCGGCTTTGCGGCGCATCGGATAAACCGAATTGGCCGATGAATACATCGTGAGCAGAGTCGACATGAGATTTTCATGCCGGCCGTCGCGCGACTTGCTCATCGACTGAAGCATCCCGTCGATTTCATCCGTTTGAAAAAGCATCGTCGGGGAAAGATAGAGGGCATCTTGGATCCCTTCACCACTTGAGAATCGTTCCCCCAGACATCCCGCCGCTCCGATCTCGAAGAGGATTCGTGTGTTGAGTTTTCTTGGCCAATCCTTGCCGGCAGAGGAGTGCGCGAGGCCAAGCAAATACAAATTGGTCCGATTATCACCTGGGTCACGTACCTTGCGGCCGGCCAAGAAGGCCTGCAGTGCAACCGCACCGCAAAAAGCCATAACATGATTCGGGTATGGAGCGGTGGCCAAGCAGAGGTCCATCACCTCCGAGACGAAACCGGGAATGCGCAGCATCTCCAATGGCACTGGGCCTGGATCGACGGGTGATTGGATCGGATTCGCATCGATCATGATTTCCGATGATTCAATGATCCGTGTAGTGCTTCGCACAACTGGATCGCCGCCATAACCTTGCTGGCGTAGCATGCGAGCTGCCATTTCAAAATCACCTCCGTGTTCGAGCCATGTGTAAACCGCAAACGGTCCATACGCGCGGTTCGGTTCGAAGGGCGTAGCATTCCCACTGAAGACGTAGAATGACTTGTCCTTCAGGGATGCCGACCAACCATGGGATTTTCCTGGACGTCGCCAGAGTTCATTCTCGCCGGCCTTCACGAGCGTCCAGCCGTGCTTGTTCAGAAGCGATCGCACGTCCCCTCGATTGTTGAAATCGTCCCCCGGTCTATTCTCGGATACGAACTGTGAATCTGCAGGAACATCTGCAGTCGGCAAGTATTCGTTCAGTGACCAAGCAGTCTCCAGAAGCGTTTCACGCTCTTGCGGTGTTAACTCAGGAACTTGCGTGAGAGACCCTTGCTCGATCGAGTAACCTACAGTCGGGGCGCAAAGGAAAAGCCCACCTTCGCCACGAGTCTCAATCAAGGTCACGAGCGCGCCATCACGAAAACCCATCGCCAGTTTCATGTTGCCATTGATCGGTTCTGTGCAACGATAGATCACATGCTTGCCGCCGGACTGGCTAGATTCGACCACCAGCCGAGCAAATAGCTCGGTCGGGATGTGCTCCTTCCATGCATTGAAACGATCGCCACCTCGATCGAAGTCAAGCATTTCGAGGTTGCCGCTCACCTGTCCCGTGACGATGCAAATTGCATCCTCAGGCTTGGAAAACCATTCGGCGATTTGCCGCTCGTGCGGAATGCGCAACTGATAATTCTTCCAGCCCGACAGTGCAGGACGTTTCTGAAGGCGCAAAGCCGGGAGGACGGAGAGACCACACTCTCGATATGCCAAAGCGGACTGGAGCAACGGTGCGGAGTTAGATGAAGTCATCAGAACGGAACCTCTTCGTCATGGAGTTCATTGGAAAAATGTTGTCGGTCGAGCGGTTCCGGCATTGGCCCCAGCTCGTAATCCACGATTCGGTCGAACTCTTCGCCCGAGACGCTTCGGACAGTGATCGCCAAGGTTGGAGCTACGGCGCCCCCTTCGATCCGCATGAGGGCTTCGTCGGTTGTTTCGGGGACCGGATCAGGAGAACGCTGTTTCCACCAAGCCACGGCGCGTTGTCGTGCGTATCCCGAGTGCTCAAAGCAGATCCACTCGGACTTGTGGGCTCGCCAGCCGACCATGTAGTCGACTCGCATCGATCGCGGAGCATCCTCGGGTGCCCCACGCTTGAGATGGCTGTAGTAATGCGTGTCGGTCACGTCATAGCGAGTCAGGGTCACCTGACCTGACAAGATCGCCGCCTCGGATGCTTTGGCTTCGTGATTCTGCTTTTCAGGTGGTGGAAAAGCGAACCCACACTCCGGGCAGGTCGCATACCCCATCGCGATGAGTGCATTGCATTCGGGACATTGCTTGGCCGGCGCTTCGCCAGTGGATTGACTCCCAGCAGGTTTGATGCGCAGGCAATCGACCGGTCCATGCCTGAGGACATTGCCACCAAAGTCGAGAACCAAACAGTTCTGTTTGCTGGGGTGAAGTCTGAAGCCGCGACCCACAGCCTGATAGAACAGACCCGGTGACGAGGTCGGCCGGACCAGGGCCACGCAGTCGATGTTGGGTGCATCGAAACCGGTGGTAAGGACGTTGACGTTGCAAAGGTACTTCAGATCACCACTGCGAAACCGATGGAGCAGTTGGTCGCGATCCGCCGAGGAGGTTTCACCAGTGACGAATCCACATTCGATCCCATGCTCCGCGTGCAATGTCTCGACGATGTGGTTGCCATGCCGAACGCCGCTGGAGAAGATCAGAACTGCGTTGCGGTCGGTTGTTTGCTCAACGATCTCACGACAGACCGACTTGACCAAGGACTCACTATCCATCAAGGCTTCAACCTCATCGGCGACGAATTCGCCACCACGGATGTGGAGCGAGCCGAAGTCGATTTGCTCTTTGCCTGACTTCGAGACAAGTGGACACAGAAATCCGTCCCGAATCAGTTCTTTGATCCCGACCTCGTAGCAGATCGTGTTGAGGATGTTCTCAGGGGCACAGATGGGTCCATCCTTGAGTCGAAACGGTGTGGCCGTAAAACCGATGATCCGCAAATGAGGATTGACCTTCTTGGCAACCGCGAGGAATTGTTGGTACATCCCTTCGCCATCCGGCGGAATCAAATGCGCTTCGTCGATGATGATCAGATCAAAGCGATCCAACTCGCACGCACGTCGAAACACCGATTGGATGCCGGCAACAATAACCGGATTGTCGGTGTCTCGACGTTTGAGGCCTGCCGAATAGATACCGAAGTTCACCTGCGGACACACTGCCGTTAGCTTGTCGGCCGTTTGTTGCAGCAGTTCCTTGACGTGTGCCAGAACCAAGACTCGACCATTCCATAAAGTGACCGCATCCTTGCAGATCGTGGCCATACATGGGGTCTTTCCACCCGCTGTGGGAATCACCACGCACGGATTGTCATCGCGATCCCGAAGATGGTTGTAGACGGCATCGACAGCCGCCTGTTGGTAGGGACGTAGCAACATGCGCTCACCCCCAGTCAAGCATCGAGAAACCGTCTTCCAAACGCGATTCGTACGTTCGTTCTGGTTCATCGATCAGAACACGGTCCAGATCAATACCGACACGTTTTCTATGTCGCTGCGGTTCCGCGCGAAGCAGCTTTCCGCATGCTGGACATTCCTCTTTCCCGTTTTTGACGAGGACACCGCAATCGCGGCAACAATAATCCTCAAGACTCTCTGTCACGATTCACTCTTCCATGCATTTCGAGATACGCACAAAAACCATGCCGCCAGGGATCGGTTCGCGTTTCCATGTGTCTAGGTGGATGATTTGGCTGTCGTCGTGGTACGCTCCACCTTGCCCAAGTACATCGAGCAAAGCTTTTTGAGAGTTATCCACGTCTCGGCGACGACGGTCCGGTGGATAAAGTTCGATGAACACCTCAAGTGGCCCATCGAGTGGGCGAACGCCGCGCGCCGCGAGGATCGACACAACCTGATTACGGAAGAGTCGACCCCCGCGGCTGATGAGCGTCCGTGCTCCAACCCGCCGCCAGTAATGGTTTACCGACGGCGGGAACGGCAGTTCGAGTTCGATCACGCGGGACGTCTCCATGGTGGAGTCGTGTGGCTCGCTTGCTGAGGCTGAGCCGTAGCCGCCGCAGGTTTTGCATACCCTCGGATCTCGTTGGAGATGTCCCCCGTGTCCTCGCGCTTGCGACACTTGACCGTGATCACCAGCGGCAAGTTATGCAGTTCGACCGAATCACCTGGAGTGAGTACTCCGACCGCACGGCAGATGGCCGACAACTCCGCTTGAGCGATCTGCACCGCGGTCGCATTGGCGTTGTGGAGGTTCAGTCGGGACCAAAGGAATCGACCTTTGTATTCCCCTTCGATGATTTGGAAGGTCAGCTGCAAATAGCTTCCCGATCCAGACTTCGTCGGTTTGAGTTCCGACTCCGTGATCACCGCTAGGTACTTGCCAGCCGGGATCGGTTCGAAATCCGATGCGGGTTCGACTTGGTTCGCATTGAAGTTGTTGAGATTAGCCAAGGTTCGTTACTCCTTCTGGTACAGAAACAGGGTTGGACAGTTCGTTGGATGAGCCGAGGATGCCGCCAACAATCGCATCCCAAGCCAAGGGAATTTCAGGTTTGAGCCGGTAACGGTTCTTGGCTACGCATGAGGGACCGCCGACCGTTTTGAGAATGCGTTCACCACCGGCGGCGCCGATCGGTGCTGCGATCGCACGCTGGCGACCAAAGCCGCTCTCTTCGGTACGGGTGGTGAATCGTTTGGTGGCAAACAGAACCGCATCGCACCATTCGGTGATGATGGCACCGGCGTGTTTGTGGAGGCGAGGTGAGTAGCGGTCGTAGGCCGGCGCTTCGGGATCCTCGAACTTCTCGACCTTGGCATGAGCGATCAGTAAGATCATCATGCCCCGGTCGCGATGGAGGTTGCCAAGCTTCTCGATAAGCTTGCGCCAGTAATCCAAGGCAAGCGTATAGCCTTTGCCGTATCCACCACCGACCTTCTCGATCGTGGTGGCAGATTCGCGTCGGCACACGGCATCCCAAATCAGACGCTCGAGCCAATCCAAGGAATCGATCGCGACGGTTTCGTACTCATGCTCCTGAGTTTCGAGCTCTGTCAAAGCCGCAAAAACATCCTCGAGAGATTTGGACAAAGGAAACTTGTCGCAATCGATCTCGCCAAGGCCATCTTCGGTCTGAATGAAGATTGGTTTCGGGGTGGTGGCTGCCAGGCTACTTTTTCCGACCCCTTCGGTGCCGTAGACCAAGATGCGAGGTGGCAGGTGGGATCTCCCACGCTGCACTTGCTGTAACAAACTCATGTGCTTTTTCCTTACAGAATCGAAAATCAGAAAAATGGGTGAATGAAGGCAGCAAGCAGGTGGGCACAGGGAGTCCCGACGCTCCGTGCCCTGGTCGTCCGTTGACCGGGAGCGACACGCCATCCCACCTGCTCACTGCGCTGGATCAGATGAAGTCAAAGATGCGAGGCTCTTCGTATCCCGTGGGCCAAGAGTGGTTCGCGATGCAATAATGCAATCGATCGATTGCCTGCTCGTTTTCCTTCTGGGCGCGATTGAGCACCTCGTCGGCAAGCCGCCATACGCCGCAGCGGTAGGGTTCTTTCTTCTCCACTGCGATCAGATAGACCGGAGCGTAGATTCCCAGAACTTTGGAGAGCACCGCTCGGTAGAAGGCCAGTTGATGTGCGTATCCGTAACGACGCGAGTCGGCTTCGAACCATGTCAGGTCATCGCATGTCTTGAGATCCACGATTCCCTGGACGGGATCGAGCCAATCGATCCGAATCTGGCAGGGCATGCCGCAGTACTCGGCGCGTGCGACCGCCTCTGGGATGCCGTATTGCAAAAGCTCAATCGCCGTTTCGTGCGTTGCGACCGATTCATGCATGCGCTCGACGATTTCGAACTGAGAATCGGAGAGAACAGGTTTACCGACAGTCGCGGCCCATTCGGACCAGGCTTTCGTGGCCGATCCGAACGGCAACCCGGTTCGCGAGTTGATAGGGCCCCCAACGGCAAAATCTTCGCGAAAGCGTTCGAGCCCCTCAAGGATTAGCACATGGGCCGCTCGGCCGACTAGGTACGCGGGCGATTCTTCCTGGGTATGTGGTTGGTTCTTCTTGCGGTAGTAGAGTTGGGGGCACTTACGAAAGTCGGCCAGCTGATGGCTCGATAGATAGTGCTTCGCTTGTGCATGGTACTCGTCGGCGGATTCGTGGATCAGAACCGACATGGATGGGGACTGGGACATGGCAAACTCCTGCGTTATTGATCGTGGAAGCGTTGTGCCTCCATCTAATTGTTTGCCGCTCGACCCTCCACTTCGCGCGCTTCGCTTTCAAGTCACGTGAGTGCCTGACCCTGTAATGTGTGGCCATATGTAGTCACATATGGGCGAGTGACCCTGTAATGGCTCCCACATGGGGACACATGTGACACATGTGGTCCTGCAGTGTGGCCCATATGAGTTTTCAGACTCCATGGATGACCCTAGATACGAGCCCCTGTAATCCTCGAACAATGGCCTCGTGAACGAAACCACTACACGAGCCAATCGAGGAATGAACATGAGCACGATCGAGAGCCATCGACCGACAGAAAAGAACATCGCCAAATGGATCTTATCTCGCGCCCGGCGCATGGGCTTCCGCCGGCACGACATCGAAGATGTCCAACAACAAATCATGATGGTCTTGATGGACTTCGAATTCGATTCAGAGAAATCCAATGGAGCTTCGCTTCGAACAGCCATCACTGCAATCATCGATCGACAGCTGCGATACATCCGTCGTTCCCGCCTGCGCTATACGGACCGCGTCACGGGTAGCGAGAACATCCCTAGCGAGGTGATCGACACTTCGTACGCCACCAATGCAACCAAGCGATTCAGCATGTCAGAGGATCTCGCGATCGCCCGTTCTCGTCTTTCACCGTTGGCGCAGCGCATCTGCGATGCCCTTTCGGAAGGTCAATCGATCCATGAGATCTCCCAATCGATGCATCTCAATTGGCACACGATCCGCAAACATGTGGATGCGATTCGCGAGTGCTTCGCATCGCTCGGATTGAGTGACTTAGCCACCTGAACCAACGAAACCAACAACCTTTCCAAAGCCATCGAAAGACTGCGAAAAGCGGCTGGACTTTCACTGGTAAGTGAGCCTCCTGTGTGATTCGGACATCTGGAGCTCACGAACCCGACGGACGACGAAGACTTGGGTTTTTGAGAGAAAGCGAGATGACCAATGGATAGTCACGAAGCGATCGCTCCGCTGGCGGTCAACGGCAAAGCGGCAGCGAAGATGCTTGGGGTGTCGGAGAGGATGTTTTGGGAGCTTCGCAATCGCGGAGAGATCCCACACATCAAGATCGGACGCCTGACGCGGTTTGCGGTTTCGGACCTCAAGCGGTTCCTGGAACTTAAACGCTACGAGACCGAAGAAGACGAATCCAACGGGGTCGATGAGCCACCAGATGAGGCATGAACCATCCCATCCCATCAGAGAGAAATTTCATGGCATCGATCACCAAAGCAAAGTCAGGTTGCAAACGAGCACTGTTCTATGACGAAACTAGAACCCGGCGCACCGTGTATCTGGGACGTGTTTCGGACAAGGAGGCCGATACGATCCGACGTCGTATCGAGGGAATCTTGGCCGCGAAGATTCTCGGGAGCCCGATGGCGCAAGACGATGCGGCTTGGCTCAGCAAGTCTCCTGCCCTCCGCGAGAAACTGGTCGCGGTGGGCTTGGTCGAACCAGAGCCTATCTCCGCGAGGATTGTCATTCCAACGCTGGAGGCGTTTCTCGAGGACTATATCGAACGCCATGGAAAGAGCCGCAAACCGGCAACGGTTTCGATTTGGAAGCAAGTGGTCGCCAACCTCAAAGAGTTCATGCCCGAGGGAATCAAGATCAACCAGATCACCGCCGGCCATGCGAAAGAGTTTCACGAGAAATTGAAAGCAAAGGGGATGGCGACCACGACGATCCACAAGCGGATCCAGTTTGCGCGCCAGTTCATGCACGACGCAGTCGATTGGAAGATCATCGACGAGAATCCGTTTTGCAAGGTAAAGACGCAGAAGAGTTCGGTGAAGGTCAACGAGTTCGTGCCACGCGAAGTAGTTGACAAGCTCATGAAGAAGGCTAACCCGGTTTGGCGCGTGATCTTGGGCTTGAGTCGCTATGGTGGGCTGCGAACGCCCTCGGAAACCTTGTCGCTGCGATGGGACGACATCGACTGGGAAATGAACCGGATGAGTATCCCCGAGCCGAAGGTTGAGCACCACGCAGGACGCGGGATTCGCAGCTGCCCGATCTTTCCAGAACTGCGGCCGATCCTTGACGAAGCATTCGAGATCTTTGGTTCGAACAGCGAATTCGTGGTCGCGGCTCCACAGTACCGAGCGGCAGCCAATACGAAGATGGGATGGAAGAATGCCAACCTACGGAGCGAGATGTTGCGACTCCTGCGCCGCGCCGGCATTTCGGGTTGGCCACGATTGTTCCACTCGATGCGGGCGAGCCGGCAAACGGAACTCCAACGCGAGTTTCCATTGCATGTGGTCTGCTCTTGGCTTGGCAACTCCCCACGGATCGCACAACAGAGTTACCTGCTGGTTACCGAGGAGGATTTTGCGAAAGCGGCCGGCGTGGCGAAGAAGGAAGGCAGGGGCGATGCGTGCCGCCCCCCAAATGGGCGATCCCAATGGTGAAGTGCACTCCGCCCCACCAACTCAGTTGAAAAAATAGTTAGCGTTCTGATGCGTGGGTGGCACTCAATTCTCTCCTCGCAGCTTGAATCCGTTCAACTATTCGATACTAAAAGATTCGCCTCCAGCTCGTGAACCTAGCGAACGCCAGACCTCAAGGTCAATTGAGTCGGAGATTGGTTCAA